CGGGTATGGCCGGTCGTCACTTGACTACCTGGGATTCTTGCGCGGCTATGGGTTTGCTATCGAAGCTAAAGCTAAGGGGGAGAAGCCGACGTCCAAGCAGGAGTTGACGATCAAGAAAATCCGACAGTCCGATACACCAGTATTCGTGATCGACGGCGTTGCTTCGCTGACGGTGTTCAACGAGTGGTGTCAGATGATCATGCGAAGATAGTCACTAGCTAGTGGGAGTTAACATGTACGTTACCCAGGACAACAACCATGTGGTCGTACCCTATAGAGAAGACCTAGCTACCCTAGTCCCTCATGCCCGCCGGTTCACCCACAATCAACAGGACTTACTACTGCTACCCAATAACCGGGAGGAGACACGCCTTGCCCGTAACCTGGGACTTCCAGTCCCGGCACCCATCCTGAGTAGGTTCGATTGGTGCAACCTAAAGCCCTGGCACACGCAGCGCACAACCGCTGCCATGCTCAGTGAGTCGCCGAGAGCCTACGTCCTGTCGGAGATAGGGACGGGGAAAACTTTATCCGCCATATTTGCTGCCGAATATCTCAGACAAATGGGTGAAGTAAAGCGGGCATGTGTCATAGCACCACTCTCGACTCTCACACTGGTCTGGGAACACGAACTGTTCCTCGCTTGCCCCCGTGCCATTACCCATCTTCTGTATGGTACGAAGGCAAAACGCCGTGAGTTGTTGCGCCAGGATGCAGACTGGTACGTCATCAATCACCACGGGTTACCCCTCATCCTCGACGACCTGATCAAGCGCAAGTTCGATCTGGTTATCATCGACGAGCTTGCCGTCTTCCGCAAGCAGCGCACGCAGCTATGGAAGGCAGCCAACGCACTCATCCAGTCAGGCGTGAAGTACGTATGGGGCATGACGGGAGCGCCGAGGCCCAAGGCACCGACCGACGCGTGGGCGCAGATCAGGTTGCTCACCCCCGAGAAAACCTCGCGGACCTTCACGAGGTTCAGGGACTCGACGATGCAGCAGATCACCCAATTCAAGTGGGTCGAACGGATGGGGGCCAACGATATCGTGTTCGGCCAGATGCAGCCCAGCGTAAGGTTCGCCCTCGACGACGTGCACGAACTGCCTGAATTGATTTACCGGGACGTATCCATCCCACTGGAACCCGAGGCGCAGCGGGCCTATAAGATGATGTGTGATAAGTTATTTATGATGTCCAAAGCGGGGGAGATCACCGCTGCTAACGAGGGTGTGCTTCAGAGTAAGCTGTTACAGGTAGCGTGTGGGTTTATCTACACCGACACGCATCAGGTGTATAACTTACCTAACAAACCACGCCTCGACATGCTCGCAGACATCTGTGCAGCCGCCACTAAAAAGGTTATAATCTTTTCGCCGTTCGTGCATAGCCTAGCCATGATCGCCACTTACCTGCGCGGGTGTGGTGAGATTGTCGACACCGTGCACGGCGGCACCCCAAAGGGGAAGCGCGATGAAATATTCCAGGCATTTCAGTCGTCACCAATCCCACATGTTCTGGTGGCACACCCGCAATGTATGGCCCACGGCCTCACGCTTACATCGGCCAATACCATCGTATGGTTCACTGCTACGAACAATCCTGAGACTTACCAGCAGGCGAACGGTCGCATACGGCGACCGGGGCAAACTTCGAAGACGCAGATAATACACTTAACTGGTACCCCAATAGAACGTCTTGCTTATAGTAGACTTAAATCTCGGACACGAATGCAAGGATTACTACTTGAACTTTTTCGTGAACAGGAATTAGATTACTAACACCGCGTCATGGCACACCGCGTCATGGCATGACGAAACTCGTCGAAACCTGACGAGGCCAAGCGAAACGAAGTAAGGCGAGGCAAGGACTATGTCAGATCAAAAACGCGAGTACCCCAAGGTCGACCCGCGCAACGTTATGCGCCACCAATACCGCGAACTCAGCGCCCAGGATAAGGAGGACATGAAGACCGTGAAGGATCTCGGCTTGGCCTTTTATGAGGAACTAGATAAGCTAGGGTCCAGTCGTGAACTGTCACTAGCTAAGACCAAGATCGAGGAAGCGGTGATGTGGGCTGTGAAACATATCACTGGCTAGAATTACCCCGGCCAGTCTTGACTAAACAAGACTGAACCTGACTTGGCGAAGCGCAGCCAGACGAGGCGAGGCAAGGATTACTGGGCGCGCTCGTAACGCTCACGCCCATCGAGGGCATTGTGTATTATCCCGTCATCACTAACGAAAGGATCGCACCAGCAATCAATGCCCAGACAATGAGGACGCAGATCGTCGGCAGGAACGACGTGCGGTGGGTGTTCGTTCTCATAGCACAACCACATACCAAAGGAGTTTATCATGGCCGTTTCTCACTCCACTGAAACCTTTGACACCGTAGCAAAGACAACACAACAGTCAACCACCGGCAGCGTCGTCGACCTCGACAGTATGACTGGCGGGATCGTTCCGGTAGGTCGAAACATTGAAGTACCGGAAGGGCTGTTCGAATGGATTGCCAGCTTGCCACCCCCCGTCGAGTTTGCTACCGCTATGGGCAGCGGGGTATTGCCGGATTATTATAATTGGCTCCTAGAAAGCCACGCTGGTTGGTATCGCAGCAAGCACCCCGGCGCACCCGTTGAGTCAATGGGCGTCGGCTTCCGCGAAGCCGTCGAGGGGGAAACCCTGGTTGCCTGGGCTGGCGATCTACCGGCTGCGCCTACTGTTGTCGACATCCCTGCGGTTGGCCCACCCACTGCAGTCGTAGGTAATACCTTGACGTGCACAATGGGTAATTGGACCGGTGCGCCCACATCGTACGCCTACCGCTGGCTCGCAGACGGCACTACACCTGTCGGTACCGGGGCCACGCACCTTGTCACCGAGGCTGACCAAGGTAAGTCCCTTACCTGTGTGGTGACAGCAACCAACCCCATCGGTACCACTGAGGCTGGTCCGAGCAACGCGGTCGCCATCGCGGCGGCAGGAGGGGCGTCGGCTCAGTCGGCGTCGGCACCCCGTTCGACAACACCTGCGCCGTCTACTTCGTCAGCGTCATCTTCATCGTCTTCGACACCTAAGCATGACGACAAGAAATAAATTATGACCACCGCGTCTTCTCGCGGTGGCTAGAAGCAAGGAAGCAGATGATGCAACAACCACCTACCAATATGACCGTCGCGCAGATGACAGAGAAATATCTCGCACTGCGTAACAAGAAGCGTGCACTACAGGAAGACCACAAGGCACAGCTCGCCCCGTTCAACGAATTAATTTACCGGCTGGGCAACTTGATCCTTGCCGAGTTGGACGCGGCGGGCGTAAACTCGATGGCGTCGAGTGAGGGCACAGTCTACAAGGCGGTCGACACCAGTGTCACCGTCGGCGACTGGCCGCTTACTTTAGAATACATCAAAGAAAACGAAGCATGGGACTTGCTTGAGGCACGAGTCTCCAAAGTCGCCGCCATCACCGTTATGAACGAGACGGACCAGCCAATCCCTGGCGTAAAAGTTTCTCAGGAAGTCGTCTTGCGCGTCAGGGCCAAGTGAGCCTAGCCTACCCTTACAACAACCAAGTTCGGGAGATCACTATGCCGGGTAACAACATCGTTAATATCAGCATCCCAGGTCGGCTTCCCGCCGCACTGGCAACGCGACAATCGTCGATCAGCGCAGCCTTACAGGCCAACGTCGGCGCGTCATTCGCTGTTATCAGTTACAAAGGACGTAACTTTCGCATCAAATACCGTGGCGAAGAGGAGATGGTAACGGACCCGACACGGCCCGAAGTACCGGCCAGTGCGCTGAGCATCATCATCGTCGGCGCAGCGGACGCGATCTCGAAGCAATACTTCAGTTCGCAATACGTCGAGGGTAGCGACAGCGCACCGATTTGTTTCTCGCTCGACGGGATCAAGCCGCACAACCAGTCGACGCAGAAACAAAGTCCTCTCTGTGCCAACTGCCCCAAGGGTGCGTGGGGTTCGCGCATCACCAACGACGGCAAGCGGGCTAAGGCGTGCCAGGATAGCCGCCGTCTCGCCGTGGTCCCGGCGGGCGACGTAACCAACGAGGCTTTCGGCGGGCCGATGTTGCTGCGTATCCCACCCATGTCGCTGAACAATCTGTCGATGTACGCGGCTGGGCTGACCCGTCTCGGCGTAGCACCCGAGGCTGTGGTTACCACACTCAGCTTCGACTTCACGGTGGCGTACCCACTGCTGACGTTCAAGGCAGAGCGGATGCTCAACGACGAAGAAGCGGCTCTACTCGTGGGTCCGAATGGGAACGATGGTATCCTCGACCACCCCGGCCTGGACCGCATCCTCTTCGACGCCGCTAGCAGCCCCGCTGAGGAGCCGGAAACCACCCCCGCTCCCCAACCGCCCCCGCCAGCGCAGCCTGCTCCACAGCCTGCTCCAGCGCCTTCTGCACCACCCCCTCCGCAGGCACCACCCCCGGCAGCGGCACCGCCTGCGCCACGACGGAGGTCTGCCGCCTTTGGCGGTAGCCCTGCACCGGCCCCTGCACCGGCCACACCCCAGAGCAATGGATCGGGGGTGTCCGTCGCGCCAGCTAATATGCAACAGGCGATAGACGACTTACTGACTTCCCCAACAGGGTCGTAAGTATCCGCGTCTAACAGGGGGGAACTTAGTTCCCCCCTTTTCTTAGGACATTGCGATGGACACCGCCACTTTTCTGGCGCACGTAGTCGCGCCTGGGAACTTCGTCTGCGTTAATTGGAAAAAAGCTACCGATAAATTTATGGGTACGCGTTTGTTTACTTACGCGGACCTACTCCACGCCGCCGCCTATATCATCTGGCTGGACAAAAGGGGTGTTGATACGTGGTACGCCTGTGCCTCGTATAAGTTAGCTACCGATCCAGCGACAGCCGCAGGGTCTATTCATTATACCAAAGGCCCACGCTCGCAGGACAACGCCGAGAACCTGCAGGTGTTCTGGTACGACGCCGATGTCTCGCGACCGGGCGACGGCAAGAAACCCGCAGATTGTTTTGCCAGTCTTGCCGACGCCGAGGCGTGGGCCAGGGGTATACCACTTCCTCCTAACTTGTCAGTACGGTCAGGTTATGGGGTACACTTCTACTGGTTGTTAGATACATACTTATCTAAGGATGACTGGTTGCCCCGAGCGTACCAGTTCAAAGGCTACCTCGTCGCCAATGCCGCGCGTGGGGATATAGGGATAACCACCGACGCGGCGCGTATTCTGCGCCCACCGGGCACCCATAACTATAAGGTACCGATGCAGCCGATGCCGGTGCACACGATATGGGAAGGCCAACCGTACAGCCTGTCGTTTGTCGAGGCGCACCTAAAGAATTTTCCAAGCGTCATAACGCAGAGCTACGTAACGCGGACCGGCACCAACCTGATTGGTATCCCTGGCGGCGGCACGACCCCCATCGCCCTGCAAAATCGACAAAGCAAGGTCGCCACTGCCGTACAGAGTGACAGCGGGCGACGACCGCACTTCATGTACGAGATCGCCACTCGCTGCGAACAGGTCAAACTCTCACTAGCTAGTGGCGGCGACGGCGACTCTTATAATTTGTGGTACCTGGGCCACGTCAGCCTGTCGGCTAAGTGCGACGACGGCTCGACGTTCATTCACGATCTGAGCAGTGGTGACCAGCGATACAATCAGGTCAACGTTGACAACCACTACCAGCAAGCCGTCGACGAACTCAACAAGAAGGGAGCGGGAGCGCCGACGTGTCTCAAGTACGACGGGTACCGTCAAGGCGTTTGCCCGTCGTGTCCCTTTTGGGGCACTCGCGTTAAGTCGCCCTACACACTGGGCACCTCCGACTTCGACCCTGAGAATTTTGATCTGCCAGACCGGTATCGGCGGCAGCACGGATGGATCGAGGGGCCGGTCGAGGTTAGCTCCGACGAACACGGCAACCAGCAGGAGTATTGGCCCGAGTTGATAAAGGATATTTTCGTCGGGGTGTGGGCCGAGGATACCGCCGACGAAGGCGTCCGTATGCTGTGGCTGGAAGGCACTCGGGTTCGTAACTTGAAGAACCGCGATCTCGTTGGCTCACGCTATGGCGAGATGCTAACCATACAGGGCATCAATCGACCCTACGATGTATACGTCAGGCTAAGGAAATTTCTAATGGCGTGGATCGAGAAACTCAGCGACCCCTCGTTGCTGCGTGTGGCGGTGAAAGCGTTCGACTGGCACCCTAACGGTATGTCTATCGGTAATAATTTTTACCGTGAGGGTGAGCCAGTGCAGAAGATCCCCGTAACGGATAACAAAGCTGCCGAACACTACGATCCCACGGGAGACTTAAAACGATGGCAGCACGCAGCCCACACCATCATCAAGGGTAGGCCCGATCTTCAGATACTCGTAGCTGCATCGATAGCGTCGGTACTTACACCTTTAAGTGGGTTCGACGGGCTGGCTGCTAACTTCTGGTCTGCCGAATCCGGCATTGGTAAGTCGGCAGCAGCTAAGGTAGCGCAGTCCTTCTGGGCATCGCAAGGTGCGGGGTTTAGGTTAAGTGATACCCAGAACGTCAGGTTCCGTGCTATAGTAACAACTAATATGATGCCAATAATCTACGACGAAGTTCAAGTTAGTAAAGATACTATAACAGATTTTATACTCGACCTGTTCTCCCTGTCGGGTGGGCAGGGCAAGCGCGCCTTGAAGCGTGATGGGTCCGAGCGCGAGACAGGTAGCTGGTCGGCCCTCTTGTCTATCGTGTCAAATCAAAATCTCTTCGAGACTGTCGTGCTTAACGTGCGGCACACCGAAGCCGCCGCTGTCAGGTTGCTGCCCATCGAGATCGCCGACGTTCCCTTCGAGCGTGACAGCCGGGTGAGCCTGGATCTCGACAACAATCACGGTGTAGCGGGCGCACTCTTCGCGCAGTATCTGGTCGATATCGACAGGCAAGCCCTCATCGACTACGTAACCAACACCATCGACGGTGTGTTCGCCGAGTTAAAACTATCACATGAGAACAGGTTCTACGCGGCCTATTGCGCCCTCGTGATATGCGGCGCGGCGTTGGCCCAGCAGGCGGGGCTGGTGGATTTCGATCTGGTTGGCGTTAAAGACAGACTGTATCAGTCGGTACGATACGCCATCGAAGAGATGAGCGAATACAAACGCCCGCTACCAATCGTGCTTAACGAAGTTCTGTTACACTTCTATCAGCAGACTGTGTTTACCAATAAGTTCATCGAGGGTAACCTGAGTAAAGCGGCGACGCATCGTATCGACAACGGGTTCGTGTTACGTGACGCGCCCATAGTCCACGTTGCTATCGAGGACGAGAAGATCCGCATTAACCGTAACAAGCTCGCCGAGAAACTATCCAATACCATGCCCAGATACAGGGTGCAGGACGTGATAAGCAAGCTCGGGGCTAAGCCGCGCGAGGTAGCTCTCGGTAAGTATGGCGACGTAAGAGGGACGCCACCACTACAGGTGGTCGAGATCGATCTGACCCACCCGGATCTGCGCGTGTTGAAATCCTACTACGCTGAAGCCGTCGAGGCAAAGAGTATTGGTAAGGTACAGATCGCACCCAAACACCCCACTAGCTAGTGGATTATCTCAGTCCCGGTACGAATATAAATACCCCTAGAAGTAAGACGCAGATCCATGCGATCCACGGACGCCCGACAGCGTAGGGCGCAGCCGGTGGCGTGAGCGACAAGAACCAAAGGAACATTGCCACGACCCATAGTACTATTAGTATTATACCACCGCCCATCACTTCCTCCCAATTTTGAAAAAGTTCACGGGGTCCAACTCGAAAGCTAGTAACCTACGTTTGAGTTCGTCGAGTTCGGCGCGCTCGTTGTCCCAGCTAACACCATCACGCTCACGGTCTGTGGGCGTCAGGCGTGTAGGTACACGCGCCGGGCCAAAGAGTTTATCCCACTTACCTTGATTGCTCGTCATCGACATCATTCTTTGATCTGCGGTAATAAACCATACCGATACGCATACCGGTATGGCGATCATCCCGACCGGAGTATAACCACACGACCCGCCCCAAGGGTGACAGGCACGGCTCTTTGTCGATCTCTTTTATCGACTGCTGGAAAGCCTCACGTATCGTCATTGCTCAAACGAAAGGCGGCTTGCGCCGCCTCTCTCCTTGCCTAGTCGAGCCTTATCCAGCTTGGTTGGGTCATGTTTAGTACTGTCGAGTCGCGCTTCGCTCGGCTTAGCCGCGAACCAACCTACTATAACCATTGCGTTACCCATTGTCACCCCCCAGGAATATATCGCGCCGCTTCGCGATACGCCGCCACTTGGTTACGTGGTATACGAAGTCCACCGGGTTGCTGCGCTGCCGTACGCGCATCTTTAACTGCTTGTTGTAGTTGTTCCGGTTTTATAGTTTGACCTGGGTGTGTGCGGTTGAACTCTTGAATCTTGCGGTACTCGTCGCCCCAAGCGCCACCGCCGCCTTGGCGCGACTCGACATAAGCATTGAGCGCCTCGCTGCGTTCGTCACTGGTTTCAAGCCGAAGCTCCACACCCACCGCGCGCCTCTCGCGCTCACGCGAGAGTGCCGATGGCTGAATGCCAAAGCCCTTAAGACCGATATCGTAGGGGCTGAGCTTGTCGGCCGGGATAATAATCTTGCCCTTGCTGTCGACTGCACCTCGGGTTCCTAACTGGTAGGCGAGGATCGGGTCGCGAATGATGCGGGGTGCCATCCCCGCCATCGCGCCGGTTATGTCGCCGTTAACAAACTTACGCACGGCTTGGTACATATCGTTGAACGAACTCAGGCTGGCACCGCCCGCCAGCTTACCAGCGACCGTGAACATATCGTCCTGCTTGAACGATCCCAAGTCGGGCGCATTCAACGGGTTAACGATACCCACCCGGTGCGTGACGTCGATGCCAGCCAGACTATAAAGCGCGCCCTTACTGATCACCTCGCCAAGCTGCGGGCCAAAGATGTCGGACACCAGCCGGTCGATGTCCTTGTGGTAATCGTGCGGGTGCGCCGCCCCCGTGGCGTAGTCGTACAGTCCACCGGCCAGCCGAGTAGCGTCGGACAGGAAGCCGAAGGCACCCGCCGCGACACCCCACGAACCCAGGAGTAACCCCAACGTCTTGCCGCTCTCGGTGCCGAGGAAACTCTTACCCTCGGCACGCATCTGGTTGCGTGCCTCGTGCACTAGGAGGGGGAGGAGGGAATACATATGCAGTCCGTAGTTTCTGAACTGCATGATCGCCGGGCCTAGCCTGCCCAGCGCCCCCTGCGCGGTCGCTATCCTAGCCTTGTTGCTCCAATTTGGAACTGCTCGTCGTACTTGTTGGACGGCGTAATTAACCGCCGCGTCGACGTTCTGAGTCCGGTGTAGCTCCAAATCAAACGCGGTCTTGGCGATGGCGGCCTTGTTGACCTCCTCACTGACGTGGCCCATGACCGACGTCATGTCGAGGAATCGCTGGAGAACTCGACCCTTACCCTGGTTGAAGATCGACGGATGAGAGATCTCCCTTAGATCACTAGCTAGTGAGTGGTTCATCACCCCCGCTTCGGTCAGGGCGCTGAACAGCTTACCCATCTGATCGCCGTTAGCACCCTTACTCACGAGCCTATCGCGGAACACATTTGCCATCTGCCAGTCGGCGCGCTGAAGCTCCTTCGCGCCATCCCCTATCAGCGCCTGGAACGCCTGCTTGGTGCCCCCTCCGATTTTGCTCATCGCGGTAGGCAGCATCTCGTTCATGGCCTTGGCGAGGCCCAGAGCGGACCTAGCGAAGCCGTGACGACCGCCGATCAGGGACGCGCCCATGATGTGCGCTTCGAGGCTGTTGACCACCGACTGCGAAAAGCTCAGCAGGCTATGGGCAAAGGTTGCGTGAGTGATCCGTCCCGCCAATAGAGCTGCCCCGGTGTTGCTCGGCTCGTCGCTGTTGGGCCGGCGTAGCTCATGCTCGCGGCGGATCTGCTTGGCTTCCAGCGAGCGTAGGGACGGCGCTACTTCGGCCCCCGTAACCGGGTCGGTGCGGCCCCGCATCTCGGCGATGTGGTTGGTAATGCGCTGCCGCACCGCCGCCAGTTCCGGCGCGTGGGCGGCGTAGCCCATGCGGTAGGCGGCAGCGTTGACGTCGCCCGCGATGGTGCGGATCGCATCCTTCGACGCACCCTGGATGTACTCGCGCCGCTGCGCCACGGCGAGGCGGGTGCGCTCGCTGTTCGACATGTGCTGGAGGGCTTGGTTAGCCACCAGATCCAGCATCGTGTTACGATACTCGCCGACAAACTTGTCTCGAATTTTATCGTTGATCTCGCGCAGGAAACCCGACGAGAAATCCACCATGTCCCGCGCGTGCTTCTGGGACTTGATCTCGATGTCGCTCGGGTTGAGGTTATCGCCCATCAACTCGGTCTGTCGGCGCTGTGCCTCACGCAGCGTGTCGAACATCTCGACGCCGTAAGGGACGGTACTCTCCGGTGACCGGTCACCGTAAGTTACTACGTAGTCACCATGCCGGCGCAGTGGGAAGTAGTCTCCCTCGACAAAGCCCTGGTTGTGGAAGTTAGCCACTGCCCGCGCGAGGGGCCGCCAGCGGGTCCACGCCTCACCAAAGATCTGACCGACGTTGGACCGGTCTTGGATCACGCTATCGATACCGCGCTTGGTTTTGAGCGCCTCGATCAACGCCTCACGTTGAGCGTGGGTGATTTCGTTGTCACCAAAAACGCCGTTGACTAAACCTTCTAGCTGGACCTGACGTTCCTTGGCGTGGATCTCCTTGAACATATCCCGTGCTTCACGGTAGATCGCCTGCTCGTCGGCAGGCATGGCGGCATATCTGCGTTGAAGATGCTGAAGTTGCCCAATCTCGGCTTCAGTCGTCAGGTGCTCGTTGGCGGCGGGATCATTGGTACCGAGACGGGCCTTAGCCATCGTCCCTTCAACCAGCAGGTTCTGAACCTCCTGCCTACCCCACATCTTGTCGATCAAGGCGCGGGCCTTGGAGATGTAGGTGTCCTTAAACCCGTCGCCGAACGAGTTGATCTTGTTTTCGGCGGCGCGCTCGATGGCGAGAAGATTTTCACCGCTACCCGTGGTGAAATGCGACGGCCCATACCTATCGATCATCGCGTCGGGCGTCATCGCTTGTAACATAATCGGGCGGATCTTAATCCCCGCTTCAGCCCGCGCCGTCTCGTCGGTAAAGCGAGTGCGCTCGGCTTGCTCTCTCAAGGTACGCCCAGCAGAATTAAGAAAGCCCAACTGCGGACGCACCGCGTCACGGTAAGCCTGCTCAAACTGCGTCGGGATCTTGCCGCCTCGGTATAACTTATCGAGGAACGGGTGCGGCGTCGGGCCAGCCCGGCGAGCGCCGACTTCCGACTGCCCGGCGTATTCGAGGATATCGCTTACTGGTTTGGTAATGCGGTCGAACAGTGTGTCGCTTACCTCACGCGGTGAAAGCCCGACGACGCGCCTAACCCAGCCGACAAAGGCGTTCCACATATTACGAAGCTCTGAGGGCCGATAGCCGTACTCGGCCATCCGTGTCTTAAACCTATCGGACGGCGGCAAGGCACGAGCTACCCGCTCTAACACTGGGCTGGTCATCAAGTGAGTGTGGAACTCTTCGATGTCGCTCAGCGCATAGTCGAACGTACGCAGATCGTCACCCGACAGGCCGTCACGCGCGACACGAAACTCGTCACGAATAACATTAAGGACATCGATAGCACGCTGGGATAACCTGGGGCGCTCAAAATAAGGTGACGTGATTGCATGATTAGTCTCATGCATCATCACCTCTAATGCACGCCCCTCGTGCCCCCAATTGGCAGCGTCGTTCAGCACGATCACATCGTGCACCGGGTCGAACCGGCCCGGTGTATCAGGAGGTATCTGGGGCCGGTCGGGGAACCGCGAACGAAACTCGCCCGGTGTCATTACTAACACATGATCGGGCACCAGCTTACGATACCTGTCAGCTAGCCGTGCGACTTCGGGCAGGTTCTGCCTGATCCACGGATCGTTGGCAATGCGCGCCATGAACGCCTGCGCCCTCGGCGGGCGGCGTGGGTTCACGCCGTTAGTCGAGGCGTTCAGACCTGTCACCGGGGCGTTGGCTCTCGGGTCCATCACCCGCATCGAAGGTGGCGCGCTAAGCCCGCGCTTCCGCATCTCGTCGACGAGGTCGAGGGTTACATTAACATCCTTATTAAGTACGGCACTGCCGGTCCTAGATCTGTTTGCCTGAAGATCCTCAAACTCCCTGACTGCCGCTTCGTCACCACCCAGCGCCTCGCGCATCTTACGCAGATACTCGACATGCTCCGGGTCGAACGCCGCCGACTCCAGATTGAACGCTTTCACCTTAGCCGGGTCAGTGGCTTGGTCCCTACGACCGGCGTGGTCTATATAGTTCTGAGCGTCACCCAGGTAGGCAATACGCTCGTCGAGGTACTGACCAAAACTTTTTATCGCAGCCTTGGGTGACTCACCAAACCGGTTCCGCCACATAAAGTCGGCGGCTTCGGGCGACATATTATTATAGCGAACAAAGTTTTCGAGGGTACGCCCAGCCTTCTTGCGGTTGGTGACGTTGTCCATATTAGGTGTAAGTTTTTCTTTGAACGATGCTTCGCCCAGATCTTGCCACGAAGTAAGATCCTGTCGACGCACACCTCCCCTGGCACCTTCCTCCTCGACTTGCAGACTCGGCTCTGCCGGTCCCTCGGTCGGTACCTCCTCGCTAAGTATTTCGTCAGTGGTTTTATATTTGTCCTCGTCGACGACAGTCTCGGCTTTCCTCTCAGCCTCGGGGGTGCCCCGCTTACGTAATTTAGAAACCGACGCAGCTACCTCTTCGGCTGTATGCGTGGGTGTAGTAGTCTTCAACGCGACAAGTGGCTGAACTTTTGGTGTCGGTAACGTAATATTCTTTTCCTTGAGGAAAGCCTGCTGATCTGCTTCTTCCTTGTTAGCCGCCACCATAAGCTCGTCGTAACGCTCTTCTAATTCTATGCGTCCCTTCGCACCTACACGGGTGCGAACCCAGCCTTTGTTCTCACCGAAATCCTTAATCAGCGACTCCTTAAGAGCCGCCATCGTCATGCCATGGCTTGGTCGAGTGGCAGTTTCGCCAGCGGGGAGCGACGCCTGTGACTCAGGCGCGACACCCTGCGTTCCCTCCCCTGTAGGTACCGTTGCAGGAGTCGGTTTAACCGGCTCCTCGCTGGCTTTGGCTTCTCGTTCGGCGACAAGCTCGTCGTAGTGTCGAGCTAGGTATTCCTTGGTTTTACCTTTACCGATGTTACTGCCTCGGCTTTCACCAAACTCGGTGAACAGAGCTTCCCTAAGCTGTACTGCACTCTTACCCTCACTCGGGCGTTTTTCTTCTTCGGGTTCCGCCTTAGCCTTCTCAACCTTCGCCTTCACCTCGGCGGCTTTAGGTGCGGCAGCTTTCTCCTCACTAGCTAGTGACGGCTTGGCCTCTTCGTCACGGACCATCTTCTCCAGTGTCGGGCGGCTGTACTCGGCGAAATCACTAGGTGGTTTACCTGTGAGTTCAGACAACCGATCAAGTAAGTCCTGCCGATCCGGCCCTGTCTCTGGGTATAGTTTTCGATCCAGCGCCTCACGTACCTCCTCGACCGTCGCACCGTCGACGCCACTTATTTTCTGTGCCTTGGCAAACGCACGTAGTGTAGGTTCAGGTAGCTGCGTTAGATCAATCCGCCCATCCGGCAGCGTTGCTATTGTTGGTTTTACCGGCGCAGGAAACCTCGGTGTTGGTGCCTCGCCCGACGTGACGGGCGGTACTTCCAGTCGACCAAAGTCACCCGGTGCCGTCCGTGTATCCCACGGCGTTGCCCTTCGTAGAGGATTAACTGGTGCTGCCGGTGCAGTCGCCGGTACTGGTTGTAAGCGTTGGGCTGGGAATGGTTGCGGTTCTCCCGCCCGCTGGGTTGGTGGTGTTTGTAATGGTGCACGCGTCGGCTCTGGTGCCGGCGGCGCGGGTCTATCCCATGGCGCGGCATCCCCAAGCGTACGCCCCGTCGGCCGAAACTCCTGTCGAGTTACGCCAAGATTAAGAGCCTGACCCGGTTCCGACCCCGGAGCCATCGTAAAGCCTGCGCCACGCGCTGTCGGGATAGCTTGCTCAGTCGGTGCCGCTGGCTGCATACGAGCCGCAGGAAACGGTTGTGCTTCTCCCGTTCGCTGGGTTGGCGGTGTCGTGAATGCAGAACGAGGATCTCCCGTCGGGAACTCACCTCCAAGAGTGCGCTCCGGTACTGGCCCACCCCACGGCGGCCTACCCCACGGTACCGGCGACGGCGGTGGCTGCGGTCCCTCTGGTGGACGTACAGCAGGCGGCGTCTGGAAAGGCGTACGCGGCGGATTAGGTGCTGGTGAGAACCCCGGTGTCTCTGGCCCCGGCGGCAATGGTTGACGTGGTGGCTCCCACGGTGGCGTGTCGCCGATGCGGCGTCCTGTAGGTAAAGCTTGAGTTTGACCTTGTTGTATCCGCGCTGCCAACTCCGTGGCGGGATCTAAACCAGTCGTAGGCGACGGCTTTGCTATCTCGGCAGGGCGAGCGCGACCACCCACAACACCGCCAACAGCACCCCCCATAAGAGCGCCGCCAAGGGCACCAGCACCCGTAGCCTGGGCCACTTGACCCCAGTCGACGCCTTGGGTACGGGTGGGGTCGAGAGCCTGCTGGGTTGCAAGGCCGCCACCGACTTGCCCTCCCATCGCCAAGCCGCCCTCGGCCGCACCAAGGGCCGCTTGGCCTGTTCGCGTCGTCGGCTCAAGGCCGAGCCTGCCACCGACTGTCTCACGGCCACGGCCAAAGGGCATCCTGAAGATCTCGCCGAGGATGCCGGCCGTCGCCCCGCCGATGCCAAACTGTGCCGCTGCCAACGCGCCGGAAGCACCCTTGAACATGGCTTCGCGGGCTTGGCTGTCATTCATACCCTGTGCGCGGAACGCCTTGTACGCAGGGTTAGCATCCGCCTGCGCCTGCGGCATGTTCTTGAGTTCTTGTTCTAATAGCTCAAGGGCGCTGCCAGCCTGGACTGCGCCACCTAAACCAACTGTCGTGCCGACGCGGGCGGCGGTGCCTATGGGTGCAACCACACCAGCCTGCGCGGCCGCACCGGCAGCGCCTATCTCCCCCGGCGTTGCTACCATAGGCAGTCGAGTTGCTACCGCCGCCGCCTTCTCGCCGACGCCGATACCCTTGGCCGCCATCGTGGCGACCTTGCCCATGATGCCGCCAGGGACAAAGAACAACAGTGCCGCTGGTATCTGCGGAGTTATAGTGGTTCTAAGATAACTGCCCCAGCCGACATCAGAAGGCGACGGCACCCGGCCCGTAGCCGGGTCGACCTGACCACCCAACGCGGTGATTCCAAACGCCGACGACCCCATCGCCTTGCGGTCTTCTGGGCTGAGTTCGTTGACGGCGCGCTCAAGCGTCTGACCTAACTGATCACGCTGGGTCTTGAGGTAATCCGACGCACCCTGTGCACCTAACTGACCCAACCCCCACTGCGCGAAGTTGACAACGTCGTGAGCTAACCCGACGCCGCCTATCTTCAGTTCGTTACCAAAGTCGGAAGTCCAGCTTGGCGACGGCCCGGCAAAGTCACCGCCTATCGGCTGTGGCGCACCGGCTAACTGATAGTGCGGCGTACGCGCGTCGACCTTCTGGGATATCGATGGGCGTTGTGCCTGTTGTCCTCCACCCACACCCGTGAAGGTTATCGACTGCGTCGGGCCAGCTAACTGATATGCTGGTGGTGGCGCTTGCGGAGTTAATGGTAGCGCCTGTTGTTGTGGTGCTTGTTGGGGTGCTGGCTGCTGCTCCGTCGGCAGCGCCTGTTCTGTTTGCTGTTGGGCACGTTGAGGGACAGCAGAGGCAGCGTCGAACTCACGCTGAAGCTGCTCGTCACTAACCCCCGCCCCTGGCATCGGCTCATTGCCGGGGTCGTTAAGTAGCGGATCGATCCTCTCGTCGGACATTATGGCCCCGCCGGTACGGCTTGCGGTTGCTGAACTGTTGGTGGAGCAGTGGCAGCAGCCGGTTGCTGATATTTGCTGGGATCGTAACCCAACGAACGTACAGCTATCGCTTCGTCGAGAGCGGCGACGATCTGCCCACTCTTCTTGTCGACCAATGCAACAACCCCCGGCGTCGTCGTCGGTGCCGGTTCTACCTCTTTCTTGGCTATCGAGTGGATCAAAGCCATCAGTTGCGGCTGGGAGAACTGACGGTTACTACGGTTAAGAACACTCGACAGTATGTTAGCCGACGAGCGATACGCCTTTTGCCCTTCCGGTGTATCCAGCTTCATGTCGCCAATCTGCCCCCCGCCGACAATCGCTTCGTCGGTTTTTTCCAACAGCGTATTCTTCTGGGGTTCGGTCATAAGCCCAGTCTCGGCTTTGTTTGCACCGGATTCCCGTGCCCGTGCCAGACCATATTCACCCGTGATAATGCTACGCCGTTCTTCCGACTGCCGTGTCAGTTGGTTCATCCGCTCACGAGTGGCGTTGAGGTTCCTGAAATAATCCGCGTGCGCTCCGTCAAGCTGCGCCTTCATCGACGACGCCTGCTGTTCCGCCAGGAATTTCTGATAAGTTTGTGGATTAGAAGTAAACCGCATCTGCCTTCGGATAGCGTCTTGTGTCACCGGAATGGGGTCACCTAACGGCTGACCATTAGCTTCACCTATGCGCTGCGCGAAGAGGTTACCCTTACCGTCAGTCTGAAACTTAACGTGAGCGCCGTCAGGGAAGTTTGCATAAGCCAACGTACCATAGGCAGCAGCACCTTTAATGTCACCTCTACCTAAAGCCATATCCATATTCATCAGGTTACGGTTCATCTCCTGATAGCCCATGCGGGTGAACGCGTCCTCGATGTGCTGCACCTGATCGGCATGCCCGTTAACGATAGCGTCTAAGACAACGCGATTTTGCAACGTCATCCACTTCGCCATCCACCCGTCGAAACCGGGGGCGGTCTGTGTCGCGGCAACGTCGGTCAGGAAACCTTGTGAGTCCTTACCCTGGACGCGCTGCTGAAACCGCGCGAGGCTGGCACCACTACCGTCACTGTCATAACCAGCTTGGCTACCAGCACCATAAGCCGGTGCACCGCCACGACCGCCACTTCGGTAACCTCGGGTAAAGACATCCCCCGGTACTGGATTACCGCCGACACCCATAAACCCAGTGATACCAATATTTCTCGGACCGTGCCATGCGCCCCAGCCATGCTGGGCGATATACCGTGCCGCAAAATCGATAGTCGCATCTTCGTTTTGCGGAAGCCGTGGGTCGATGCCGGTTTGTTTCAGCATCTGATCGCCGACACTGCCGGGCAGCATGTTAAGCTGCATAGCGCCGTACGAACCACCCTGGTTAGCGTCGCCCTTAAATGTAAACAACCCTTCTGTTGCCGCAGCCAGCACCATCAGGTCAGGATTAATTCCATATTTTTGTGCGGCAGCACGAAGTACCGGCACCTTACCGCGCGGGTCCGAGCCAGGGTTGTATATCGGCGCTTGTTGCTGTCCCTGTCCTTGTGGTTGCCCACCTTGCCCTTGGACCGTAGTACCAGTTGGTAACGCCGTCGTCTGTATCGACGGTAAACGTTGGACTGGTTGACCGTCAGGACCAACCGGCAAAGGCGCGGGCGTTAATGGAAGTGTTACTGGTCCACTACCGCCACCACCTTGACCGCCACCCCCACTCAATGCCGAGCTAGCAACCCCGTAAATTTGATCACGAACTTGGTTGTAGTTCTTAGCATGAATGCCGTCGGATAAATTCTTAGGGTCCAACGGTCCGCTAAAAATAGCACCGTTGTCGCGTGCAATCCTACCAAGCGCACCATTGGTACGAGGGTCGACAGCCGTGCCGACGCCCATCACGGTAATGCTATTCGCACCCTTGGTACGAAGCAGATCAATCTGATGAACGATTGCCGCGACGTCTTTTGGCGTCATCGGCCCGCCGATATTCGACGCGCCGGTAGAGAGAACAACGTTCTGACCTTTGATCCGCGACTCGGGTATGTCGTTTATCAGATCAAAAATACCGCTCGGGTCCGCACCGGCTATCGAGGTATTGCCGGGCTGATAGTTCTTGACCTTGCCCGACCAGCCGCCGGGCACACCGCTGTACTGCGACAGGTGTGCCGTCAGGCTGTCGCCAACAGCTAGAACCTTACTCGGATCAAACGGCAACGACCCGTCGCCAACCCCAGTAGACGGCGCAGACCCCGCAGAAGGGGCGGGCGTACCCACGTCAGGCAGTGCCCGTGCCCCAGCAGTGGCTGCACCAGGGGCGACCCCAGACGGCGTCGCCGGCTGTCCCGTAGGCCCACTAGCTAGTGGGGCTGGTATGGCCTGCTGGTCCGGTGTAGGCGGCGTAATGTCCTGATCTTCGGGCGTGTATGAATAATACGAACCGGGGCGCTGAACAGGTGCAGGCCCAGCGGGAGCGGGAGCGGGAGCAGCAGCGGGAGCAGCAGCGGGAGCAGGCGCAGCCGGTATCGCCTGTTGCTCCTGTGCGGGCGCAGGTGCGGGCGCAGACGGCGGTGGCGGTAACGGCGTGAAATATTCGGGATCGTTTCGGGGATCAGACATTACAATCCCTTAGAACATTACAGCCGGTGGGACATTAGGCAGCGCCTGACCGGCACCCGGCGGCGGCAAAGCTGGAACAGGCGGTGGAGTCGTCTGAAACGGCCAAGCCGGTGGCACTACGCCTTGAGGTACCGTGTACCCAGGCACCGTCGGTATAGCTGGATTACCTATAGGTGCCGATAATGGCGGCATGCCCGTTGAAGGTGGAGGTACCCCAGGTTGTCCACCACCCCAGCGACCGCCACCCCAACCGATAACATTACCCACCGCATCCAGTATAGCCCTACCTCCCGGCCGACCGCGCCCACCAAAAGCCGGTCCCACCGTAGCTGATCCACCACCAACCCCACCAAGTTCAGGAGTAGTGTTAACGTACCCTGGTGGAGCGCCACGACCACGCGATTCTGGTGTCGGTGCATTCGGATCGAACGTTACCGAGCCACCTGTTGTCCCGCCAAGCTCGGGATTTGTATCGCTATAGGCCGGCTGCGGATGCCCGCCGTGCGTCGTCGGTGCCTGCTGTGATAAAGGAACTGTACCAGCCGGTAAAGCACTACCCATCCCCAGCGGTGGACCACCCCGCGATGGATCGCCCGTGATCGTCTCAAACGGTTTCAATGGAGCGGGCGGCGGCGCAGGCTTAGGCTTCTCCTGAACGTAGGGCGCACCCGCCGTCGGCTTATCAGCACCATCGCCTGCACCATAGGGGGTGCCTGCCCCACCGGCTGGCGGCGTGCTTGAACCTGACTCTTGTGTACCGTAGAACCCACCGGTTCCTGCTTTAGCCGAGTCTCGCTTTTGTTGATCTAGTAAATCCCTGCCTTGTTTAGCAATAATACTATTGTAGAGCTGCCCGCCAAGACCCTTCTCACTAAAAGAGTCTGTGGCACCTTTCATCACCCCAGCAAACATCGATCCGGCAAAACTTACCATCGAGGTGATCCTTATATAAAGGCCGTAGCTACTTTACCGACTGTGCCAATCACATTACCAATAGCCTGACCACTAGCTGCCGCCTCGGCTTGGTTCATCTTGTTAACGTCACTCGCCGCACCACTTTGTGCCGCCAACGAACTCGTCGCACCCTTGAGGGCATCACCCGCCGCATTCGCCCACTGCAACGGCCCGCCGAGTACGTTAGCCCCCGTCGTCAGCGCCGCGTTGCCGCCGGTCATACCGGACGCCCGCAGGTTCCCCCCTACATTGGCGAGGTTGGCAAACTGCGTCGGTGTCGTATTCGACAGATCGAGGGCTTGCTTTTCTAAGCCTAACTGAGTGTCGTAAACCCCACGCCGCGCACCCGAGGCGGCGGCAGCGATCGATGCCGATCGTCCGAGGTCCAGCGCCCCGCCGGCTATAAGTCCCTCAGTCGGCGAGATGCCGTAACTGGCGAGCTGGCGCTTAGTGGTGTTGATCGCCTGATCAGCGGCTGTTGCTTGGGTCTGCGCCGCAATGCCGGACTCGAGATTCTGTCGTTCTGGCGAAGCGTAATTCGTAACCTGATTATAAAATTGCTGCGACATAGGGATATATTGATCCCGGTATATCCCTTGGACAGTGCTAGCAAAATCCGTCGCAGCGTGCGACGCCTTAGCCTGATCGTCCATAAAATCCTGGGCGTAAGGCCAGATCGTATCCTCGAATTTCGGCAGGAACTCATCGCGCGCCAGATGCGCCTGCTCCTGTTCACCCAAAGACAGTTCCTGCTGTGCCTGGGTGTTCTGATTGAACGCGGCAAACGGGACGTTTTGACTCGTCGACCCGCCACCTTTATCACCACCGACTATGCCACCCATCAGGCTGCGTCCGTCTTGAGTTGGTCGAAAAGTAACACGTTACCCCTGTCGGAGTGCCATGTTTTCGGTCGGTGCTTTAGCCACGGACAAGTCTGCTCGGTCATATACAGAATGACCGCGTGCACCCCGTCCGGGTAGACGTCGCGCACAGTAGTCTCCATGCGCCAGCCAGCCCGCAAACATAACTCCAGCGACCTGGGATTATTCGAACGGATCAAGGCGAACAGCTTCTTCACCGTCGTCTGATGAAAAGAAAATTCAAAAATCATCCACAGAAGGTCGCGCGTACACCAGCCCGGCCTCTCACCTGCCATATTAATCAGGGCACTAGCATTCTCAATGTAGTCGCAGAAAACAAACCCCCCAAGAATGTTCCCCTCCGCATCGTGGGTGGAGAACACCCGCATGCACTCAGGTCTGAACCGCCCCTCGACGCGGCTCATAATCCACTCGCCGGCCCCGGGCGCATCTATCATGATCTCACTCATCTTTAGTTTTAGCCTCAAGCGGCGTCACAGTGATCGGCGGCACCAATTGCATAGCTTGATGTTGTTTGTTTTGCTGTACCTGGGCCATGACCTGATTAATCATTTGAAAACTAACACGAGAATAAAAATCTTCGGGTGTCTCTTCCTTATTAGATTCCTGTCCCGGCATCATCATAGTGACGGTAAACGACTTCTTAACGTCCTCCAGCGTCGGGCTTTCAATCAGAAACTCGTTGGTATAAACACCAGTCGCGTCAGTCCATGTTATCGATACCTGATCGCTCATTGCACACGTCCCTCCAACACCGCCACCCGCTTTGTTAACTGCTGAACTGCGCCAATCAACAAGGGAGTAAACCGCTCGTAACTGATCATCCACGGCTGGGTGTCCGAGTCGTCGCCGCCACGACGCACCACTGCCGGGTAAACCTCGGCTACCTCTTGGGCAACCAGCCCGTGCTCGATACCATCTTCAGTCGGGTTGTAATCCCGCACTCGTAGTTTCATCAACTCTTCCAGGCCAATCTTACTGTCGGTTATCTGTTGTTTGTGGCGGGCGTCCGACACGCTGAAATACACAACCCCCGCCGCGCCGGTACGGGTGATCGAACCCTGCGCGGCAGTAACCGGGCCATTGTAGAAAGTCATCACGTTGGTGGTTGAGTCGGCCCCTGCCGCCCCGGCCGCAACGAGCACGCCCTGATCCCCCGCCGTCGCGTGCGGGTTCTGGAAAGACCCCGCAAAGGCGTTGGTATTTGGGCCGACTACCGTAAGCCTAACATTCGGCCCCGTCGTCCCGATGCCGACATTGCCGGTAGGGTCGAGCGTCACCCGTGCAGCATTCGCCGTCTGCAAATACAAATAATCCGCACCAGTTACACTGACATACCCAGCCCCCGCCACATATGCGGCCCACAAGTAATTGCCCGCACCGGTCGTGTCCTGTAGACGCAAATCGGTAAAGCCCGCTTTGGCAATATGCAGCTTGCCGCCCGGCCCCGTCGTGCCGATGCCGACGTTGCCAGCACTATCGATCCGCATCCGCTCAGACACTGACACGGCACCAGTCGGTGTCGTATTAAACACTATAAACCCAGGCGACGATGTCGATGTAATAACTGCGTTATCGGTCCACACCGCAATTTGCGCTACGTCACGGTAAGCGGTGCCATCATATCCTCTAAAGAATATTGTGCCGGTATTAGTATTAGCAGCCTGCGCTGTCGGCGATCCCTGTGTCCCAGCCGCTGTTTGTAAAACAAGAGCGCCGGATGCACTATAGCGTCCAATAGTAGTATAACCATTATCGACGTGTAGTTTTGACGCCGGCCCCGTCGTGCCGATGCCGACGTTGCCGCTGTGGTCGATCCGCATCCGCTCGACCGCCGGGGCCGTCGTGTTGGTCACCGTGTTGAACGCAATCGCGCCACCATGCGCAGCGTCCGCATAGTTTTCCGTCGCGATGAAATCAATCCGGCCACACGCTTGCATCAAGGTCGTCGCATAACCCTGCGCGAGTATCGAGGCGATAATGTCACCCGATTGCACAGCCGTCTGCGCCGCAGCCGTACCACGCGCGCGGCGCAAACCAAGCCATGTCTGCCCGTTCTGACTGTCAACGATGACATGCGCCTGCCCCGTATCCGGTCCGACTACATGCAGTTGCGGCGTCCAGCCGGTAATTGAAGGGAGGGCCGCGTTCCTGCTTACCGTCAGCGCCGCTCCCGGAGCCGTCGTGCCGATGCCGACATTGCCCGCGCTTGGGTTAAGCACCAGCGGATAGGCCGTCGTGCCCGGCTTCGCCGCCTGTATCCACGAGTACGAGGCATCGACAACGCCCATCATCAATTTGTTGTCGGTGCCCGCCCCAGTGCCAGTCGTAATCTGGAAAATGCCGTCAGCACCGGAACCCGAATAAGCTTGGCTCGGGCCGGTGACCGCTAATTTAGTTTGCGGCGTCGTCGTGCCAACTCCGAGGCTGCCCCCAAAGGTAACACTACCGGCAACCATCAACCCATCACTGGGTGGCGTACTGCCGGCGTACCCAGAACCGATCGTCATACCGCCATTGGCGTTCATGGTCACAGGCTGGTTGAACGGCACCGCCCCGCCAGCACCACCGTCAGGAGCTACGTAAAACCGCAGCCGACTCGTGTCGGGAACAATGAACGCCGCAGCGCCGTTAGCCTCGTAAATCCAACCGGAGTTGTACCAAGCGTTAAAAGCAAGCCCGGCACCGCCGGCCGCAATCTCGATGCTGCCATTGACCGCCAATGTATTGTGCGGGCTTACCGTGCCGATACCCACATTACCGGTAGTAGTAACAATCATCTTAGTTACGGCGTTTATCTGAAATTGAAGATATCCGCTTGCCGGGGCGTTCATCGCAGTTTGAGTATTATCGCCATACATCGAATAGTTACTGGTTGTCGCCGCAACGGTCACGCCTTGAAACGAAATAACCCCCGCGTTAGGTAGTGAGATATTACCATTAACCGATAATTTAGATCCAGGCGCGGTCGTATTAACACCAACGTTACCAGTAGCCCCAGTCTGCATGGCGACAACCGAACCGTCGATATACAGCGGCTGGTAACTGGCAGTGCCTGTATTATCCACGCCTTGCACAGCCGCATACGTCGCCGTCGTACCAATCCGTACGCCCTTGGTCGCGCCGTTGATCAAGGCGACAACGGGAGCATCCGCAGCGGAGACGTGAAGTTTACCAAAAGGCGATACCGTGCCGATACCAAGGTTACCATTGGGATCGAGAAACATCTTGGTAACGGTATTTACCTGAAACTGAATATATCCACTCGCCGGGGCGTTGATCGCAGTCTGGGCACTGTCGCCGTAGACCCCATAGTTACTGCTCGCTGCAACAGTCGCACCGCGAAAGGCGATCACCCCGGCATTAGCCAGCGAGATACTACCGTTAACCGAAAGTGCCGATCCGGGTGCGTTAGTTCGCACCCCCAACCTGTCGTTAGTATCGTCCCAAAACAGGTTAGGGTTGTCCTGCCCTATCGCTGCCCCGCCGGTAGCAAAAATCACCGAGCCGGAAGTGAGAGTCGGCGCAGTTATCCCTGACCCGTTAGACCCACCGCCACCTCCACCGGCAACACCGCCGGCACCCGAAGCCCGCGAGGTTACCTGCTGACGGGTCATCAAGCCGATCTCGACAAGATCGTCGAACGTCACGGCGCGATTCGTTGACGGACCGGTCTGGCCGATCAAACTGTCGACAGCCATCTTTAACTGTCGCACCGTTTCAAACAGCGCGTCGATATTAGCAAGCGGTGCCTGGATTGGCGCGGCGTTACCGTTGGGCCGTGGAAATTGCGCTTTAAGGTCGGGCGGCTTTGGGGGGATCAGAAGATAATCCGGACGGTCGGGCACTTACACCCCCTGCAGTTCCTTCATCGTCGAGGCCAACTCGACAGATTTAATTCTAACCCTCGACACGAGTTCGATCTGCCAGTCGAAAGCCATAAACCCGGAAACCAATCTAAATACGTCGTTAGTTTTAAATAGCCGCCGGGTCATTACCAACGGCAATTCGTCGCCGGCATAAAGCCTGAACTCGGCAAGCACACCCTCGGGAAGGGTCAACGCCGGATCGTGCAAAGGCGGCAAAGACAAATTCTCGGGGACCGTCACGATATGCGCCGCACCCAAACTGACCCCTTTTGGCACGGAATAAGTCTTAGACCGCCAGCGATACGGCATAATCGACGTATCGTCATTGTCCCACATATAAATATTACCGTCAGACGCCATCATATAGGCGTTGCCGTCGTACTCGTCGTTCCACAGGGAGATAATATCGAACACCTGATCGGATAATCTGATAAACCCTAAATTCGATTCCTGACTGTCATACAGAAAGCCTGTGGTCTTTTGATCAATTGCCATATATTGCGAGCGGTGCCGGCAAGCGATCAAAGTCTCTGCGTTATAATTATTTAACCAAATATTTTTAGTCATCGAAGCGTAGGTAGTATTTACCAAACCAGAATTATTCATCAGCACGAGGCCATTCTGCGAAGCGTAATAAACCCCCTGCAGATTAGTAACCACACTACCGCGTGCGACACACGGCTCAGCCGCCTGGATCTGGGTCAATAAAAAGTTAGCCGGGGAATTACCGGTACCGACAGATGGATACCCGACAGTGAGCACCATGAGCTGACCTTGCCAGACCGTCATGGCGCTCATGTCGTAGAGCACCGACTTATCGTAAATCTTCGGCCATGCATGCGGATGATAAGGTTCGCAGAAATGCAATGTATTGTTAGTAAACCCCACCATCATCCCATTGGGCAAAGCGACCAGACCGTCGAGCGCGTAAGGCGGATTACCCCAAGTTTGCGTAGCAAGGGTGTAATTGCCGACAACCTCCAAATCGGTAAATGGATCGACGTAGACATCCGGCACCGGGTACGTTCCCGGCACATCGTCGTCATCGTATTTAAAAACGTTTACCGCGTAATAATCCACTGACCCGTTATTTCCAACGACAGTGCGGTAAAGCGTGACACGCTTAACTATCGGAAAGTCGGGTTTATCGTCGGGGTTAGGCGGCCGGATCGCCGGCATGCCTATCACGGTCCAAGTCCCGTCATTGGGGCCTTCGGCGACCCCACTGGGCGAGCAAGGCGCACTCTCTTCGCCAAACTCGTTTATATAAGTAAAAACATATACCCTCGCATCGAAGGGTAATGTCCCGTCAACGGTGCCACCGGTCACGGTTACCGCCAGCGCGTACCCGTCGGGCGGCTGAGTTATCCCTAGCTGATAAGGCCCGATGCCGTCTTTGACCCGCTGAAACGTCGTCCACCACGGCCCCGCCGGATCGCCGGGGTTTGTCCAATAAACCCTATTCAGAAGATCGTTAGCGATAGGCGAGCGGACCACCTGGGAAAATTCGCTCGGTAACCCGAACCAGACAAACTGTTGGCCGTCCTCGCCTGGGATTAGCTCGGGAAATTTATAGGCTCTACGAGAGCCTGGAAAAGCTATCTGGAACAGTCGTTGAGGTAAACCGTCAAGGGTGCCGGAACGCAAATCGCAATCGACCGCCTCGGCCGACATCTTCTCGGGGAGGACATCCGGGTCTAGGCGGGGGATCATCCCGCCGAATTGTTCAAGTTTAAAGGCTACCACTACTTGCCTTTCTTGGATGCCTTGGCTTCGCGCCTCTCCTCGGCCGCACTTGGCTTCTTCCCCTTCGCCATCTCAGCCCGGTCTTCCTTGTCCATCAAAAACGCGGGCTTTTTCTTCATGGTCTTCATCTGACACCCTTTCTCAAAAAGGAGGAGAGAGATCCTCTTGCTGGCGATCATCACGCTGGCGCACAGAGCGTTGTCGAAGCAGGTATTCACCACGCGCCTCTTGAACGAGGCGTCGAATAATTTCTGAAGCTCCAGATGCGCCTAAACGTATCGCTTCAGCTTTTAGCCAAACCATAGCCTCCTCAGAAATATCCATAGTGAATGGTCGATTGCGTCTTGACAGGGCCGTAATCCTTATTTACAAAGGCTGTAAGCCGTCGCACATAATGTGGCGGCGATTTTATCTTAGCCTACCAGAGCACCCAAACCCCACCGACAAACTTATAGGTCTGAACCTGCAAAGCTGTCGCCGCTGTAGCTGAGCCAGCCACGGCTGCACCAGCCCCATCGAGAACCGTCAACGCCGTGACAATCGACCGAAACTTAAGCTGGCACGTATCGCCAAGCGCCGGCCCAGGTGGTAGCCACACCGTCAGAGTTGCGATAGTCGCCGAATGCGAAAAATAGTAATCGCGACAACCCGACGGCAATTTAACCACCGTAGCCGTCGCCGGGGCACTGGTCTGCGCCACGGCGGGGTTAGAACCGGGCGGAAAAAACCTACTCTGTGCGTTCAGAAAGCTCGGCATGATCACCTCCACTAGCTAGTGGCGCTATGTCGTAATCCTCTATTTGTTCTAGCGCCGCAACGAGAAATTTTATCTCGCCCAGAAATTTAGTAAGACTTGACGGGCGGGGGTACCGCTCGATGTAACACGCCAAACGATCCAGACGAAACGCTAACTGGCGGATATTCTCGTCGTTCGGCTCAGCGGGTTCCGGGTGCATCTCTGCCCATCCGTGGCATAGACTTTTTTGCTAAAGCTCGTTTCAAAGAAATAGGTCCACCTGTACTCATTGGCCCAGGTATTGGATCAGCAGGAAACGAACGGCCTGGAGTACCCGCCGAATTTGCCGCCGGGTTGTGACCCTTCGAGCTGGGGTTCACCGAGGACATGCCGGTCTTTCCACCAGCCGTAGCCGGGTTAGGGAACATTTTCGAGTTCATGGCTTACCTCCATGCGTCAACCGGCTCGTATCGATACAAAACGCCGCCGACACGCTGCTCTGTTTTAGCACATAAACCTTAGCTTCTTCACATTTCGCCAGACTGGGGAACGGCACGATCACCGCAGCCCCCGCCGTCGTATCATGGCCTGCCATATAAATTACCATCGCCGCTACCGATACTGTTAGAGCTACTAACTCCACCTAGTGCCCACCGTCTACCATGTACACAACCGTCCCTTGAATAACGCTTGTATTTGTAAAAGCCGATTGTAAAATAGACTGCAGCCCAGTCGCCAACCCTTGGTACAAATTCATATATGTCTGTCCCGCACCCGTCGAAGCCAGCACATACGCTCCCTCTGCCGACAACGCCGTCATATTAACTGCATACAATATCGAGTTACCGACTCCCATACCGGCACTCGCCTGAAACGGCAAGCCGGTAACCGTCGCTCCACCAGTCGAAGTTCCTTTATTCGTCAACGCTATGTAAAAACTAAATGAAACCTGATCACCATGGCGTTGCCAATAACACGATCGTTGAGCATAGGTCACGCCTACAGCCGCGCCGCCGAACTGTAACCCCACCGCACAGTTGCTCGAAATCAAGTTATGCCCTGGTACATCGATAGAGATCGGACCAGTAGCGTGATAATTGATTTGGTTGTTACCGAGGGTGCCGGTTATAAGTCCTGCACCAGCCGTAGGACCAGTGCCGAAATCCCCCAGAACACTTAACACACCTATCCGATTGCCGGTCATCATCAACCGTGAACCGGGCTTCGCAGTAAAAGTAAACCCAAGGGCGGTGCTAATATCGACTTCTTCGGTGTTAGTGGCGAACCGGGAATTAGATATACGAACGTCGGTAGCCGCCGCTGCCGGGGCTAACGTATACATCCCGTGCTTCTTAAACTCGCTGTTGGATATGTTCACCCGATCCAACGTTGTTATCGGATCAAGAAAAAAGAACTCACTCCCCCAATCGCCGAAGCCGCCCCAAAAATCACTATTGGAAATTTGTAGTTCCTGTATGTTAGGCGCGCTTGAGTTCGTGCAAATACCATGATTGTGGTTCTCGACGTGGACCGTATCAAAAAACCAGCCTTCTGGCGGTACAGGTGTACCCGGCGGATCTTCAAACGGCCCGTCAAATCGTATGAAACACTGAAGTAAAGAAGACGGCCCAGTATTAAACTGGCTGTTCACCACATTGAGGCTGTTCGACCAACCGGGTCCGGTAATCTTAATATAGTTATTTCCCGGCACATCATAGTAGCAACCAAACCGACCCATATTGATCCGCGTCTCGGCCCAACTAGCCATCAACAAATGCGTATCACTGATCTTACAAGTGTTAATACGATTAAAGAACGCACCAAACCCGCCACCCAGAGCAGGTGGAGTCGCAGCGGCATCCGGCACCCCGATCGAAAAACCTATCGGACTGTTCCACGAAGCAACGCCCTCAATAACAATCATTCCACCCGTATTAAGCGACGGGTCCGTCCGGTTAAGGGCCACCCCGGTCGTGCCGGCAGGCGGGGTTCCCGGTGTCACCCGATCAACCCCAACATTAATCAACCCGCCATTGACCCGCACGCATGGGTTCACCGTGAGCGCGCACTTAATGGTAAACCCGCCGGGCGATGTCGTGTCTAACCCGAAGATGGCAACGTTGTCGCCACGCAGGGTCTTACCGGCAGGAACCGTTATCGTGACAGTACTAAAACAGGTCTGTTTATCCGGCCCCCAGGTCACTGCGTTGGCAGCTATTGCCTGATTTATCTTCGCCCCGTCGTCGGCGGTACCGTTGCACACCGCGCCATAAGCCTTAATGTTCGCCGCCGGGTCGTACGCCGCCTGAGCGGAGCCGGCCAGCAAAAACAATAACGGTATAAACAACCAACGCATCAGCGTACTCCCCAACCAGTGCCGGTCCAATACATCTCGACGGCCTGATAGTTCTGGTACATATAGAACTCGGTGCGGTTGTCGATCATGGAACCGACAGACGGCAAAATGGTAATCTGATAGGTACCCGCGTTACCCGCCACATCCTTGAAATACAACGTCTGACCGGACACCGGGCTAGCCGGGAGGGTTATCGTAATCGGGGCGTTGGTAGTATTATTAATATTGATCGGCCCCGAGGTGCCCACCGGCAACGGTCCACTGCCACCAATAACAAATACCGGCGGTGGCGGCGGAAGAACCACCCCGGTAAAAGGTCTAAGGGCGAAACAGGTCATGATAACCCCGACTTCCTTACGGCGCGCATAGGGTCCGGCCGCCACGAAAAACGACGCCAGATAGGCAAGGCCGGGTGTCCCATTACCAAGGGACAACTCGACCTTCTTGCCGCCCGGCAGCATCGCCAACCCGGCCAGGGTGATCGGATTTACGTCAGCCGGCAGCGGGACATCTGCCTGGGTACCCGAGCAGCACCCACCCGGAAACGGCACCCAGACGCCTACGTTGGTGCTCTGCGGCGCGGTCTGGAACAGAACGTCCGACGCCACGGCAAGATATTGGTCGGACCCCAGCCACGAAGTGAAATCAAACACCACCATCGACACATCGGTCCATTCCTTGGATGCCTGCGGCGGCGCGACTAACGACGATCTATCGGTAACCCGGTAGGTCAAAGGGCCGCTCAATTCTTCGCCCTCCCCGCTGCAAAATAGGGGAAAGCCCAGCGGCCGGGGCCGTTAGTGTAAGCCTTAGTCGCGACCACGCGCGCCCGATTACACCCAGCCTTGTACGCCTTGCCGTGAAACTGAGCCATCTGGGCGTTGGAATACGGCTTCGCCGGCTGCATGAACAGCCTATACAAAGTGCCGTCGAGGACCGTCTCGAACCACTGCTGGAACAGCAGCGGGTCGAACTCAGTGTCAAAACTTACCGGCTTAAGAGCTAGCAAAGCCCAACCGGTCCGCTCAGCATCCGCCACCGGACAGGTCGTATCGATCAGCAAAGCCGGTGGTTTAACCATCGTCTGGAGTGTGCCGCTAGCGTAGTAATCCAATATCCAGGCAACCAGCCAGTCACCATCATACGGATTAAAATCGACGCTGGTAACGCCGGGCGGCAAACACCAGTCAACCCACTCGCGCCGCCACGTCGACCGAATGTAGAACTCCTCTATGGTGTTCCACGCCGCCATCTTTATCACAGGCAGCAGCACCCCAGGACAGACCGCCTGGACGTTGTCGTACAGTCTAACCAAATCCGGGTTGTCGCCCAGATAGGCGTTATCGTTATAAACCGGGGCTTGGGTGACAGCCATTAGCCTGTTCCTGCCGCCGCGACAGGTGCATTGAGCATGATCAACCCCGACGCAAATCGGTTCATGTACGCCACTGCCGCCGTAACATTGGTAAATTCGTCCTCGCGAAGCTCAGACCAGCCCACTACATAGTAAACAAAGAGCGGGTAGAACATCTGATCGAGGGGAAATACCGCGTCGAGGTCATCGGCGGTATAAAAAGGCACGCTCTCCCGCAGACCCATCCCAAGAAAAGCGTCGGGCCGGCGTGCCCGCGCCTCGATCAGGGCTTGGTTGAACGCCTGAATCAACTCGCCGTCGGAATACCGGACAGGACCAGCATCCGACGGCTGATCGTTCAAGATCGTCCGCGACGCCGCGAACAGATCGCCAATCGTGGGCATCTTAGCTCCACTAGCTAGTGGGCGCTAACCCCGGATCGCGTACAACTCGACCAGGGCGATACCGTCGAGCACCTTCGCGCCGTAGACCTGAAGGCCACGGAGCAGGGTACCAAACGTCGACTCCGACCGCATCGTCTCGACCTTGGTAATCTGAGACGCGAAAGTCAGACCGTGTGGGTGCCCGCCAAAGATGCGGGTTGCACTCGCCGCACCTTCCACCGCCGTGGGCAAGAGGTTGGAGCTGTAGAGGGTGAACCGGTCGATCATGCCTAGACGGCCGTTGCGAACCAGCGAGACGCCATCACCCGAGATGGATGCGTTGCGTAGATCCGACTTCTTGACGAGGCCGGCAACCCAAGGCGGGATCACCAGCCAACGGCCCGTCTCGGGGATATTCTGCTCGTCGAGGACCGTGCCCATGTCGACGATAGCGTCGACGACATTGAGGGCAGTCAACGACACAGGAGCAGCAGTAGCACCAAGATTAAGATCGGAAATTCTGCCAGCAGTAATACCCTTATTGTTAGCATCAACACCCGCATCCAACAGGGCCAGGACGCCGGTATCGATGGTAATTTTAAGCTGCTCGGCAGCATCGTCAGACCACATCGACAAGAGGTTCATATCCGACTGGCGTTCCATCACGTCGTCGAGGACCAAATTAAAGTACTTGGCATAGTCGATAGTTAGCTCGACCGTGCTGGACGAAGGACGATCTACCGTCAGATTCATATCGATCTGATAATCGCGAATGGTGATCGTCGGCTTGGTGCGGATCTTAACCTTGTCACCCTTCTGAGAGATCTCTCCCTCGTAGTCGGTATTGGCAATCGCGCTGAGCACGGTTGCTGAGTAGAACTTCTCGATAAGTTTGCCGCTCCAAATTTCAGGAACGAACACGCCGCCTGCCGCTGCACCCGAATAGGCAGGCGAAGCCGACGAACCCGCATACGGGGTACCTACGGTAACAGCCATCTACGTCTCCAACTAAAGATTAGTTGCTGAAGACGCGTCCTTCGCGAGCGGCTGCGATGATATCGGTTTCGATGTTCAGCTTTTCGGCGTCACGACCCCGATACATTCCACGGTTCACATCCCGATAGAACGCGCCAATCTCCTGATTGGTCCAATTGCGTTTCTCCGGTGAAGCGCCGCTGTTACCCGAGACGGTAGACCGCCCCGGAGCCACCAAGCTAGCGAGGTTCACATTGCCCGCCGTGGCGTGGTCACTACCATTTCGGTAAGTGCCGTTTGCCCCGGTTTGGGATCTGATCACCCCTCCAGATGGTGCGGTATGCCCCGTCAGGTAGGAACGAAAGAACTGCCCGGTTCGATATACATCACCTTGGGCATAGGCGTCACGAAGCAAATTCATTCGAAGATGCCCCGAGAACGGATCTGGCTGGTTGAGCCAAGCTATAAAACCGTCGTCGCTGTTAATTCTGCGCCAATGCGGCCCGATATCCGGGTCACGATCCAAGGCTGCAGCGGCTTGTTGCTGAGTCAACGTTTCCTGGGTATGACCCTGCGCTTGGGCGACGTTATTGAGTTGGTCGCGTAACTGCTGGTTCTCATACTCAAGACGGTTAAACCGCTCACCGAGTGAGCTTTCAGCCCAGCGACTGACTGCTTGTGGAAGATCGTCACCCCACATCTCACGGTCTTCAGGGGTGATCGGAGTCGGCGGCGAATATCGCTCTGCCGGGGTTTGATAAACCGGAGCCGACGGTGCGGACTGCATAGTCGCCAGCAACGTCTGAAGCTGGGTAACCTGCCCCCTTAGCGAAGGTATCTCGGCATCATACTTACCCTGGAGCGTGCGATAACGCTGCTCCCAAGTATCCTGTTGATAGCCCTCACCACCAGCAGAAGGCTGCTCGGTGGGTACCGATGGGGGGGAAGCGTCAGCCTCGCCGCCAGTGGTGGGGTTCGCTTGTTCGGCTTGGTATTCCGCAAGCCCCGGCGTATTGGCAACCCCTAACTCGCGGGCAATCTGATCAGCCCGCTCGGATTGTTCCCGCACCGCCCGTGGTATAACCGGCTGGTACTCGTCGTTATTTTTAGCGTCACTCATGGACTATATGCCCTGGCTTTGGTCTGAACCGGCCCTGGCTTCTTCACGGCGTTATATTTCTCGTTTGTCACAGCCGACTCAATGGCGATCCAAATATCACGCAAGGCGCGGGCGTATCCACATTTATCATCCCGTGCCGCACCATCCCCAGGTTCCAAAGCAGCATTGCTGAACTGGTTAACTATCTCACCTAACTTATTATGAAACTCACGAAACTCGGCGTTGCCCCGCAGACTAGCTAAGGCATCGAGAGCGTCGGTACCCAGATTCAGCGACAACTAAAACCCCCGATACGACCTGATCCCACCCATTATCGGCGGCATCCCCGTACTTGGCGGCATCCCCGGCGAGTCGGGTACGCCTGACTTGCCGTAGTGGTTGAACGAATGCAGGATCGGATCGCCGCCAGTCTTAGTATTTAATCCTGCGCCCCGACGGCCCACGACCGTGCCGTGATCCTCAGTTTGGCCGGGCTGACCGCCGACAAAGACTTCCTTCTTAGCCATCGCTAAGCTCTCCTTGTTTCCGCCGACGCTTCCTCGCCTTGTCTCGTTTCGTTATGTCAAGCTAAGTCGAGTTTCGACGGATTCCGTCTCGCCTTGTTGATTCTTACGACGCTTCCACCAACCGGCAATGCCGCCGATTGATAACATACTACCCAGCATCCATAGACTGTTAGGCTCTGGAACATCTGCTGCCGGGGCGGCTTCGACAAAAAAACTGTCTGGTCCATCATTCAAGTTACTCATGCGCGCGAGGAACAGGACGGTGTCGCCGACGTGGATATCCTGATTTGTCAGGTTGAAGCCCGACAAAGTGTAGTCAGGAAACCCGGTGCCGTTGTTCTGGTCAGGGACGTTCCCGGTCGCGCCGCCCGTGAAGCTCGCCAACACGGTGTGCGTGGTGAGGTTCAAGAACCAGAACGAGTTGAGTGTTTGCGGGTTGTTGCTGTCGTTGATGTCGATGCCAACTGAAAAGCTCAAATTGTTTGGGTTGTCGCCGTTCAGCAATAGGAACGCCAAGAGGGGAGAACCTGCGCCGACTTGGTAACCCGTGGCGAACACGTCGTCGGGGAGCGTATTTCGCCCACCATTGCCCTGATCGCTGAAGGCAGAGATAGTGCTTAGGTTGCCTGCATTGCTGTAGTCGTTATAACCAAACCCCGCCGGCTGCTGCGGCTGGTTAGCACCGCAAATGATACAAGGTGCGTTTTGCGGCTGGTTGCCGCCAGGAATAAAGTTGCTCAGCGACAGCGAGCCGCTGTTGGTAGTATTCCACTGAACACCGCCAAGGGTAACAAACGTGTCGGCTTGCGCCGAGGCGTGGGCAAACAGCAGACCTGCCACCACCGACATAACCAGCAAGGTTCTACGCATCGTAATCCCCCCTAAAGAAAGTTCACACACCGCCGACGTAGATCGTAGTCGTTGGGCAGTCCATTGGGTTGAGGCTGTCGTTGACCCGGAGCGCACCCTTTGGGTACATCCGGCTCGACCCGGTCGGACCCGACATGTTGCCGCCAGACCCGCCGCCCTTGGTCATCTCCATCGTACCCGTGCTGACCGTCTTGCCGGTCACACCTGCGATGGATGAACCCTTGGTATAATTATCCGCCATAGGTGGGCACTCCGTTGGTGTTGGACAGAGGTTGATAGTAATTCAGTGGTGGGGCTATATCAGAAAATCTCGTCGGTGTCGCGTCCGGTGCGTTGTTGCCGAAGGACCAAGACTGCGTCGGTATCGCCTGCGGCGGCGTGAAGGGGATCTGCCGGGGATAAGACTGCACAAAATCATAGAAATCCTGAACGTCCTTGGGGTAAGGCTTCGACGCTTCGCCGACAACCCGCTCGTATCCAGACGTCTGTACCCCCGGCGTGAACGGGTCGTGGTCGACCTCCTGAAGGTCGTATCCCTGCGGCTCGGCCTGGGATTGCGGGCCTACCGGAAGATTATAGCGATACCTGAGATCGATATTAGGCGGCTGCGGCTTACCCGACATCGTGTCCCTCGACCATCCGCCCTGCAACTCGACGCCGGGGATCGACCAATCCTGCGGTTGCGACGGCGGCACGTCGGGCGGCTTCATCCGATGAGTGGCGATATCGAACCGGTCCTGCTCGGTAATGGGGTCGGGCAAAGTAGTATTAAATGGCTGACCGGCATATGCCTGATTACCCACCGCCAACGCCCCACCGCCGACAGCCAGCCCCGTAGTTCCTTTGTTAACAAAATCAAAAACCTTCTGGGTGGTAGCCTTGTCAGGCGAGCGGAACATAATCTCGCCGCGCGGGTCGATGATCGACCATTGGTCCTTCTTGGTGAACGCGGGCATTAGACGGTACTGTCCCGACAGAGGATGTGTCGGCTGGTTAGTGTTGATCGGTTCCAGCGGAGTAAGCTGCGTCCCCTCCGGTAACGCCTCGCCAGGACGCAACGGCTGCGCTGGGCCTCTAGGCTGGCTCATAGAATGTTCGGGGACATTCCCAAAGGGTGCCATCTCAGCACCCCGCTCACCGATATCCAAGGCGTAACCGCGCGGCTCAGCGACAGCGGCACGAGCGTCGCCCTGCGCCGCCTCATAAGTGCGCGGGCGGGTCAAAGGAGTAACGTTCGGACCAGCGCCTTTAACCGACAGACCGCCGCCCATAACGCCCGAGCCAATATCGATGGCCTGCTGAATACCCTGTGGGCTGACCGCGTTCTCGGCAGGGGTTCTAGCCGGATCGTAGCCGCCTTGGGTGGCACCGCGCAATATCTCACCTGACGCGACGCGACCGGGGTAACCCCGCACTGCCTCGGAAACGTTAGTTAAAGGCGCGATGTCGGTGGGTGCCATCGACCGGCCGGAATCCCACGGGTCGAAATCGACAGGTTCAAGGCGGTAACCCGGCATCTACCGAGGTACCACCTGAAGGTATTTCCCCGGCCTCTGGTGGTCAGGGACGTAGTGCTTGCCGTCGGGTGCCATCCGTGCCCCCGGTATCGGTCCCTGCTCTCCAGCGCCCCCAGGAGGGCTTGCAGGGGCACCTTGAGGATTAGTAGGTGGCCCACCCCCGTCGGCCGCCGAGGGCTGTGGGCCTATTGGGGGCATCTTCCCACTAGCTAGTGGGCCGCCCGGTCCACCACCGCCCCCTTGCGCCGCCTGCATCTGGCCCAACTGCGCCGCCATCAGCACCTGTTTCTGCTGTTCCTGCTCTTTTTCCTTGTGCTGGATGGTCTGATCGTCGGGCACGACGTCGTCGGGCATACCCAAGTTAGAAGCAACAGCGCGAAGAACCTTGGCACGGCCTGCGACACCCATAATCTGCGCGTCAACGGGGTTGGCGGTGATCTGCAGGAACTGAATCTGCTTCTGGCGCTCGGTTTCTTTTTGCACCGCGACGTTGACGCCGTTCACGACGATCTGTTCCTGGCCCGACAGCAGACCGGAATCGTCAGTTAGCATCAGCATGTCGTAAAGCTGGGTCAGACACGGCTCCATCACGTCGATATCGATATTTGACGCGACGGTTTGGAGAATTTTCGAGGCGTTGTTCATCAACATCGACAAACCCGACGCCGTCCTACCCGCACCGCCCGACAAACTCTCACCTGTTGTATATCTCGGTATCGCAGATATATCATCGGCAATATTATTAATCTTGTCGTACACCATTAACAGTTCTTGGGAGTTAGACTGCGGCTGAAAAAACGAAATCGGCTCCTTAGAGTTGTTCCCCATCGGGTCGTCGGTGACGTGCCAGCGTTTCCAGGGGTACAACTGGTCCGAGTTCTCGGTTGGCGCTAGCCGATCATCGTTGATGACGACTTGAGGGCCAGAAGAGATAGCAAGATTGTTAACAAGAGAACGTAAAGCGGCGTTCGCGACCTCCTGCATGTCTTCGAGGATATCTGGAAGACCATGCCCGGCCACAGTTCCCGCGACCTTCTCGAAGCTGGTAATAAAATATGGATGCCGTTGCCGTGGAGAGGGGTTAAGTTGTGTTTTGAGCACATGACGGCCGACTACCCAGGTCTGGACGTTATACTCACGGTCTAAATCAGGTATCAAATCCTTGGAAACGCCTTGATCCAACAAAAGCTGCCCTTGGACGTTGCCGTGGTACTCGATGGCGTCAATCATATTGGATCGGTTAGTGTTCGGATCTTCTCTGCCCGCCGTTATGGCGTTCTCGGTGTCGGGTGCGTCGAGCCAATCCCGCAACCCGTTGGCATAATCTTGCAACGCACCCCTCACGGCTATTTGATCGTAGCCGGGAAGGTCGATCAGATCGTTTAGATCCGTGCGGGTGAGATGTTTTCGCTCGATCACCTCACACTGGTCGAAGCGAGCAGCACCAGGGGTCCAGTAAATGTTGAACGGGTCGACCCGTTCCCAGAACATCTGCGGTAATTGCTGGATCGAGGGCTTACCCTGGTTCCACGTCAGGCGCGGAACCATCTTGACCACCGGCCCTTTTATGCACGCAAAGGGAAATTGCGGTAAATCCGCCAGAAACTCAGCCAACGCGTCGTAAAAGTGACCGTTACGGAGAGTGTCCTCGACCCGGTTGGACGCTTCCTCGGCCTGTCGCATCGCCTGACGCCGCGCCGCCTGCTGCGCTTGGTACATCAGGTCGAACAACCGCTGGTGTTCCGCCTCGGGATCGGGCGGTTGCCCCTGCGCTTGAGCCGCCTGCGTCTCCTGCTGGACGAGGCGCATCACCGACATGGTAATTTCCTCGGGTATCGGCGGGTCAGGCTGGGCGTCGATCACCCACGGCTTCTGGGCACCCAGATAAACGTCTCTTAAGAGGGAGTTGGCACCCCGGCACTTGACCGCGACGAGTCGTGAATAGACTTCACTCCCGCCAAACCGCCTGATCTCGGCTATCTTGGAGGGGTCGTACTTGCCTTCGAACATGCGCTGGGCACGAAGCAGGCGCTCGTTGAGGGAATTAGTCCCGGTGTTTCGATGGTTTCGAAACATCTCCCAACGGTTGCGAACGTATTTGCTCAGATCCGGCGGTAAACTGGGCTTGTTGGCCTGCGACCACAGCGCCAACTCGTTGGCGTCCTGCTCGTCGAGCTGCGCCGGGCTGACGACACGCAGCAAGCTACCGGAACTGCCGACGCCCTGACCCCCATAGCCACCGATAGAGGGAGTCGAGGAGCTAACTCCTGGCAGAGCTTGCGGCAAGCTACCTCCTAACGTAGAAGCTGTAGTAATTTATCATCTCGGGCTTGACAAATGTCAATGGAGCTAGCCGGGTACGAACCCGATATCGACGACGAACTGCTGACCAAATTCGTCATCGACTGCGCCCAAGGAATCCACCGATACTCGACCATTGCCGAACGATACGGCCTCAACGACGAGGCTACTTTGATGGATTATCTGACCACCCATCCGGCTGTCAGGGATCAGATCAGGAAATATAAGGCGGCGTTCAACTCGGATCTCTCGGTTACGGACAGGGTAAGACTTAAAGCTGGATTAGCTGCGGAGGATCTTATCCCTTACATCGCCCTCAGATGTAAATCGGGCGATACGCCCATCTCCCAGGCCATAGACGGTTTCCATAAATTACTCAGGGCTGCGGGTACCGACGGGCCTGTATCAGGCGGGGCTAACGGAACGACCGGTGGAGGAGGGACGGCGTTTAATCTATCGATTGTGTTCTCGAATGGGGAGAACGTGAAGATCAGCGCCCAACCTCCACTAGCTAGTGAAGATTATACCGAGATCACCGAATGACGATTCTAAATAAATTTCTAAACCTTTTTAACTACAACGAACAGCGCCGCCGTATCGACGTCGAACTCCTGTGGCCGAGTTGCGTCAAACAGGCACCGGATCTCGACCACGCCAAGGCGGCGTTCGCCTTTCACGCTTTTAACGATGAAGCGTGGAAGCCCCTTGGCCCTGACGAAATCGCCCGTCGCATCGACAGGCTGACGTAATGCAGTCCAGCCCAGGTCTGGTTTACCGACCCCCCAAGACCGTCGAAGAGTTTATGAAAGACGGTAGTCTGGTGCGCGTCCTCGTCGGCCCTATTGGTAGTGGGAAGTCGATGGGGATGATCATGGAGCTTTTACGACGTGCTTCTACCCAAACGCCACATAACGGAACGCGCTACACGAGGTTCGCGTTAATTAGAAATACACTCCAACAATTACGTCAGACAGTTCTGTCTGATATCCAGAACTACCTCGGCCCACTTATGAGATTTTATGTCACCGATAGTACCATCCAATTCAGAACCCAATTACCCGACGGGACCAGCATACACTCCGACTGGGTGATGATACCTCTGGACACCAAGGAAGACGTCAGGCGCTTGTTGTCGATGCAGCTAACGGGTGCCTGGATTAATGAAATAAGGGAAGTGCCAATCGAGGTGGTCGCGGGAGTTATAGGTCGTCTTGGTCGATACCCATCCAAGCTACAGGGCGGGCCGTTGTGGTATGGTCTGATGGCCGACTGCAATCCGTGGGACACCGATAGCCCCTACCACGAACGACTGGTGTTAAAACCCGACCCGAACTGGAAGTTGTTTCACCAACCCAGCGGTGTCGGACCGGACGCCGAGAACGTAGACAACTTACCACCGGGGTATTATGACACTCTGGCCGGTGACAGAGATACCGACTGGGTGTCGGTGCATGTCGAGAGTGAGTGGGGTGTTAGTAACGCCGGTCAGGCTGTGTTTCGAAGATCGTTTCACGCACCGACTCACGTCCGTGACTATCGAATCGTACTTAACAGTATGCGGCCCCTCATGGTCGCTGTCGATTTTGGACGTACACCCTGCGCCTTGGTATGTCAGGTGGACAGTTACGGGCGATTATTAGTGATGAACGAGGTGGTGACAGACGACATGGGCTTAATTCAGATGGTGCAAGAGCACCTTAAACCCTTGTTGATGTCGGAACCCTACTCCGGTAGTCGAGTGTTTATAGTGGGAGATCCCGCCGGCTCGCAGCGGAGTCAAGTCGGGGAGGAGACTGCGTTCGACGCCCTCAAGGCCGAGGGGTTCATGGCCTACCCAGCCAGCACAAACTCGATAGGGCCGCGTTTGTTGGCAGTGGAAAAGTTATTTCGGTCCACTCTGATGGGTGAACCGGGCATCCAGATTCATCAACAAAATTGTCCGACATTAATAACCGCTCTAGGTAACAGGTATAGGTATCGTCGACGCCGTGACGGTCAGTTTGAGGATTCACCCGAAAAGTTACACCCGTGGAGTGACGTTGCTGACTGTCTGCAGTATGCCTGTTTGGGAGTACAGGGTAATTACACCAGCCGCGCCCTCCGACACCAAAGACCGCGCTTTATTAACGAGGCCCAGGTGTCGGCTGCTGGGTGGACGTAGACCTTGCTTCGTCTCGACGGGCACCGCAATGCGTTACCTTGTCGTGTCGAGTCGCGGCGGGTTTAGCAGCGACTTGAACGTCACCCCTTTACACCACTGTCTCGATACTGTCCAGTCCTAGCCGGCGCTGTCGACAACCAATATGGATCGCGGTAACCCTGGACTTCACGTAACACCCACTGCCCGCTAGTATCAGCAGTGTAGTTCTCGATGTCGACCCGTCGTGCCATGCAGGCCGAGCAGTCGCAGCCGACGCCGTGTTTTACGCTCGACGCGGGGAAACACACGACTTTATCTCCCCCGCCCACTTCTGGCGGGACGTAGACCTTTAGCCGTCGCCTTCGACCCTTTCATCAACCCGATTTTATTAAGGGTGCCGTATATCGCGCCCTTATTGGACCCATACTCCTTTTTCAACGACGCCTCGACGTCTGCTAGGGCGGTCTTTTTACCTCCTGGCGTCCTGGCTGGCACGGCATCCTCCTAGTTGACAGCGGACTCTATCACACATATATCAGGGGCGGTTGTTGTTTTCTATCTGCAAGTCTACTAGCGTCCTTAGCCCCGTCGAGAACCCCGAACTCTCGACGGGCTTTTTTTATCCCCACTACCCCCAGACTTACTCACAGACGGCGAGCCGTCTGCATAAGCTCAACGAGAGTCACCCGCCCTTGCTGACGGTATTGTCTGAGGCGACGACGTAAAGACTGCGGCTGAACTTTAAGTATGAAGGCTGCTTCACGACGGCTTATGGCAGTACCGTCAGTGCCGTAGATAATCACTTTAGCTTCGTGTTTGTCGAGTTGCTCTACTGCCCGGTCGCGCACTGGTGGTGCCGCGTACCCGAGGATCTGCTCTGGTAACCATCCCCGTTTGTGACGGTACCTTAGTGTAGGTTCTGAGATACCGGTATGCTTTGACCACGCTCGCAAGGAAAGTTTGACACCCTGGTACTCGACACGGAGGTCGACTGGGGTGACTGGTAGTTTATCAGGTGTTGGTGCAGTGCCGGTGAGAGCGTTGGAAAGACGGGTTAAACTCATGGTCGACCTCCTTTTTTGTATGGTAGACTTATTTAGGTGGGGGAGTACCTTTTTTTAATTTATGATATTTTTCAGTACCTTGTTTTAGCTCGGCTAAGGTAACCTGAGTTTTGCCATCCCTGTTACGATAACCAGTCAGACGCGCTGATAAAGTTCTGTAGGCGCAACCTAAAATAATAGCCGCTTCAGAAATTAACATAGGTTTCCCGTTGTCGTCTATAACTTTAGTCAGCGCGCGGTCGACAGCAAACCCCCTCGCGCCATTACGATAATCGCGTTCAGGCGGTGGTAAAAACCCGACAGCCTGCTCATTCGACCAACCGCTCTGTAACCTACCTGCTATAGTAGTGCGCTTAATCCCGGTAATACGCGACCACTCACGTATAGGAAACGTAGTGTCCCCAGCAGTTAACCCGGCAAGGTCAGGGCGGTCGACAGGTAGTGTATTAAGTAGGAGGTCCGGTCGACGCTGTCGAATCCGCCAGACGGCCTCGGCTTCCTGACGGGCTAAATCTTCACTCGTCGCATTAATGTCACTCCACAAAATCTTAAAATCCCAATCTTGTCGACTAGTGGTTAACTCCCGTAATGGTTCGGGGAGATTTTGTGGGTCGCGATTCATTCGTGACCACCACTTCTTCCTGCGACTAGAGGGATTGCGAGAGGAGCCGATATAAATCTTACCGGTCTGGCGGTGATGAAGGGCGTAGACGGATGGCGTTTTCATGGGTTAGGGTTGTAAGGGCTAATTGGGTGAGGGGTCAAGTAAAAAAGTTGAAAGTTGTATGAGAGGCTGACCTAACCGATGCCGGCCGGGGGGTACTGGCAGTCCAGAACCCGCCCGTGGTCACTTGGCCGTCTCTCAGAGGTTAACTGACTGTCACTAGCTAGTGACTTCTTCCACTAGATAGTGACACGAGACTGCCACGCATAGTGCGGGCAATCATGCACCGCAGGAGTGAATAGCTATGACTACGCTTGCATCTACCATTGCTAACCAAGGCGCGAACCATGCCGCTATCGTTGACGCCATCTACGCCGTGATGAAGGCGACGTACGGCGCAACCGTCATCGATGCCAAGCTGGCCAAAGACGCAAAAGACGCGTCGACCGCAGTGGCGAAAGTCAGCGGCAAAAGCGGTTCCCACCGCGAGCAGCTGATGACCGATACCGCAACCGCTGCCATTGCTGGCTCGTGGGAGAACAGCATGGTCGCGGAAGCTTCCGCGCGCCTCGTTGCCGAGTATCCCGGCGACAAGAACAGTGTCGCCAATGTGGCGCGCCATATGGCAAAGGCGTCCGATCCGCTTGTGCGGACCAAGCTGGCCAGCATGTTCGCCGTTGCACGCAGTGCCATGACCACTGGCACCGATGCCGAGAAAACCGCTTTCGCAAAGGCATATACCACGGCCTACAACGCAACGTTTGCGTGGGTCGCCTTTGCGCTCAAAAGCGAACCAGTCCCGACAACAGTGGAAGAAGCGCACACCTTTGCGGCCCGCAAGAACGCCGGTCCGCTGACTGCGGCGCAGATGGCGCAACGCGTCAAGAAAGCGGTGGAACTGCTAGAGGAGTGCGCCAAGTGTCCGGCGATCACTGCGGCACTGCCGGGCCTGAAGAACATCGATGCCAAATCGTTTACGTCTGCCATCACTGCCACTGCAAAGCTCGAAGAAGTTCGCGCCGAGCAGAAGCACGAGCAAAGCGAGGAGGAGCGCAAGGCGATTGCTGCCAAACTGGCTGCAGACGCGACACGCGAGGCCAACATCGCAAAGGCGACTAACGCCACTGCAGAGGCAGCGGCAGCGCAGGCAGCGGCAGCGCAAGCGTCACTGGCTGACAGCAGCAAGCTCGACGCCATGCTCTCTGCGTTGACCTCTTTAGTCCCCGCAGTGCAGACGCTGCAGACCGAGATGGTTGCACTGAAGACGAAGAAAGCGCGCGCGCCTAAGGCGTAAGCCGCACACACTCTCGACTGCCCCAAAGGGCGCGGCCTAGGCCGCGCCCTTTTCGTTTGCCCTACAAGCCCCGCTAGCGCCCGCTAGCGGGGCTATTCGGCTGTCAAGCTAGGGAACTACAGCCGATGCCCTTCATGCGCTCTACGAGCCTCGTAGAGCCTTTGCAAAGCGTTTCAACCGTTGCCCTATCCACAAGTCAGCCAGGGAAGGAATGTCAATCGTAGAAAATCCGCCAGCGCCATGTTGCGAAACAAGGTCCACAATGAAGTCAGCAAACAACTTATCGCCAAGGCGACTGCGTACGCGGTTCAGCATCTTACGCCGTTGCCGCTGACTAGAATTGTGCCCTCTGTAAGACGTAGACACTGTAACCTCTCTGTCAGAATTGGATACCCAACTATGAGTGACGCCAAGCTACTATCAACCTTGCCAGTACTCAATTGGATTGTCGCACGCTACGGCCGCACTCGCCGCGCCGCTGCCATTGCCAGAGCGTATCTGGAAACTCTCGACTGACATTCTATCAGCGATAGTGACACTGCCACTAAATAGTGGTGGTGTCACTACACCTACACTTACACTAGGTGTAAGTGTAGGTGTAGTGACACTAAAACCGTCACTAACACTGTCACCATTCGGTGTCGGTGTAACTTCCACTAGCTAGTGAGGATATGTTATGTACGTTATCTGGTTCTCGTTTCGCTGCGTGAACTACTCTGTCACCGTCGAGCTGCTCTCTGAAGCCGTTTGTGTGTGGGATAAGCTCAATGAGCAGTTCCACATGGTATCGGCGCGGCCGTAACCTATGAGCAATAGGCAAACCAAGCGGCTAAAATCTCATGCTAACATGTTGTTGAGACACAATGCTAAACAAACCAATGGTTTAGCACGTCGACCTGGGGTTAAAGTTATGTCACTAGTGACCAACTGTAACACCATCTCGGCCTACGAAAAGGTAGCCCTATTCAACTTAAACAAACCAGAGCGTCGACGCATTAAAACATCTATGGGCTGGATGTATCTGTAATCATTGAGATATGTAACAAGGCGGGGGTCTATACCCCCGCCTTGTTATTCTTCAGTCTGTCACCGTCGAGTTAATCATAACAACAACTTAGTCGACGGTGACAGACTGATGCGCGTTTGATCGAGGGATGGAAATTGGGAAAAAGCCTATATATATCTGTGTCTTAACTAACACACATATTTTCATTCCGTTCATTCCGTAGTCTAAACAGCTCTTTTTTTGAAAACCTAGTGGCCCATGCACATGCACAGGCCCAACTTAGGCCCATGCACATGCACCACTTCGTTTCCCACACCCTTCTATTACCCCCCAAACCCCCGAATGAACGGAATGAAACTTTTTATTATGTTAAATCAACGCATTAAATAAGGTTAGGTCAAAGCCAATGAATGGGAAACGAACGGGAATGGACACTTTTTGTTCTAGGAATGAACCGGCACATACCTGGCTCATCACATCTACGACAACAACTAATCTATTTACTATGGGTAAACTATGCGTCGAGTATGCACCAGCTAGGCCCACTAGCTAGTGAATGAAATATAACCAAGCAAGCAATTTAGAGAGCCACACTTTGTGCTTGCACCGGCTATGAGCCTGTGCCATAGTAGCCCCGTTTATGTGTAACGGAGGTAGATTATGCGTTTCCACATGACGTTGCCCGCCAAATACCGCACCTTCTTAGAAGCCGAAGCGGCTCGCACCAATAGATCCCTCGCCAATATCATTTGCTATTATATTGGTGACCGACCTGAGTTCCGCGAGTTCTACAACGCTCCTATTGTCGGCAATCAGCACCATGAAGTGCCAGTTGTCGAAGCGCCGATAGATCCGTCACCGCAACAGTTAGAGGTGCCTGATCAAGCCTTCTTCGATCGCATCCGGCGAGAGAACGAGAATCCCTCCGAACCCCCGCCATACCCAAAGCCAGCAACATGAAGTCAAAACTTAGCACCACCATATATGAACTCCTCATCCATGCCATCGCCAATGACGATAGCATGGTCGAGTGGCCATCGACGTCGCACCACAACCGCGTCGACTATCGGGTATTCCGCCGTCTTCCAGGCCATCGACGCATGGTTATATATGTGCGGGTGCCAAAACATGCGCGTGCCGAGGCTTTTCCACCATTATACTACCAGATTGACCCGCCGTTCAACCAAGCCAACATCAGGCATGCCTCGTCTGTGTTAGACTACTCCGAGGCATTTTCATTCCTGCGAAGCTGGGGGATAGGAGGTAAAAGAGCGAACGTAATGTGAATCACTAGCTAGTGGAAACATGTAAGGGAACAACTACCATGACTATCGTACGCACCCCCACCGAAGACGATTACGCCTCGGCTACTCGCGGTCTTAACCTGATGCGCGTGACCGACACTGAACTCCAGCGGATGGTCGACCACCATTCCGCAATCCCCCTCTTCGCCTCGACTGTCATCGCCGAGGCGGCGCGGCGCATACTGTCGCAACGTGCGCTGGACTACACCAATCGACAAAACCGCATTCGCTAGGAGCCGAATATGATAGGTCTATCACTTTCACTCTGCATCCTCGACGTCATCGAGGGTAAGGTGAACCCAAATTCCATCGAGCGCATCGTCACCGGCACCGCGTACCCGTCGCGGTCGGAGTTTATCAGAGGGATAAACTCCACCTATTGTCGGACCTACTGGAAGAAGAACCCCAGTCGGGCGTTCTGCCTCGCCGTCGACCTCTACGACACCAGTAAACTGGACCAGCCTCGACTACGCGGCGAGGAGCCGCCTTACGTCGGGCAGGGGCACTGGGTAGTGGAGGATGCTTCGACGTGGCGCTGCGGTGCCTGCGGCTACGTCTCCGACGAGGCGTTCGACCGTTGCGTCGAGTGCGGCGTCCCTGACCAGTGCTATGTGATGGAGGAGCTGTGACCCGCATCTGCCCCCGCTCCTCGACAGGCCCAGGCTCCTGCGTCGCTGCGGGCCTCTGTGAGGCCCGTAAACTATGTCTGCGTCTCCGGGTAGCCCCCGTCGACTTCCTCGCCCCAACGCCCACTAAACAGTCTGCCGACTGTAGCACGAAGCCCGCGCTGCACTTCGTCGGCTTCCGCTTTAAGACGAGCAGGGACCGGCAGCACTACGCCAACGCCGTCCAGCTGTGGGGGTGCCCAGACTTCGAGCACGAAACCTACGATCATCGGGCTTATGCCGACATCGCGGTTGGCATCGACACCGTCGTCCACGCGGTGACACCGCCGCCGTACCCAGTCCCGCGACTGACACCTATGAAAGGAGGTTACACTACTATAACCGTTCCACTAGCTAGTGACACTAACATTTAAACCACGACAAGGAAACACAACCATGATCCCGAACACCAAAGAGTACCTCGGCCACACGCTCACCCTCGACGCCTCGTGGCGCATTGTCGTCACCGGCCCGCTGTTCGACGAAACCTCCGAGTTCGACCGCATGTTTCACAACCTCGACAGCGCCTATAAGTCTATCAACTCCCGCGTCGAGGCGGCGGCTAAGCAGGCTAAGGCCAGCCTCAAGACCAACATCGAGGCGATGGGCGAGAGAGGTAACTCGATCACCATCAAGGCCATAAGTGCCCGCAACGGCAACGTCGTCCTCAAGGACGGCTCGGATGGGTATCTCGGCACTTGGGTTTACCCACGCTCTGCCGCCGTCATCGCGCTCTTGCGGAAGGCGTCGGCTTTACGAAAAGAGGAGGACGAGATCCACCGGGTTCTCTGCACCGTCCGCGTCTCGTCCAACCGCTGCCGCTATTCTCGCCGCATCGACCCGCGCGAGTACGACGAGGCCGTGACCAAATTAGAGGCCGAGTTTGCCAAGAAGACTGAACTAGCATCGAAACTTTAACCCACCACTAGCTAGTGCCGGTCGACGGGATTGTCGACCGGCATGGGAGGTACTAATGCACGATCCCAAAATCCGCGAGATCAAACCCGGTCCGCGTGACGCCATCACCATCAGCCTCGACGGTGACGATTGGGACGACCCGACGACCCTCTGTCCCGTCCTGCTGTTCACCCCCAACCTGAAGAAAACCCACATTCACTACCACATCGAGCTGACCAAGTCCGAGGCGAAAGTCCTGTCCGATTGGCTGGTCGACTATTTGCACGAGGTGAAGTAACATGGCTAAATCCTACACCTACATCGTGTCGGGCAAATGGCCGTTCCCGCTCGACATGCTGCGCTACGATTGCGCGTGGCCGGCTGGCTCGGAGGATGCCTCGACCATCGCCATGCTGTCGGGTGTGCACCGTCCCAGCTTGGAGGAAGTCCCGGTGAATAATATCCACGCCGTCACCCTGCGCTCGATCCAGCACCCACAAATCGAGAGGTGGCGCAGTTTTTCGTGGGATGTGCAGACTGTGGAAACTAGGAGGTAAACGTGAAAACCAAAGGTAATGTGCTGTACGGCGCGGGTCTGCGTTACAGCGTGACTGTGTATCGCATCGTCAACGCGGTATTTTTGCAGGAGGATCACGCCGAGGCGCACTTTAACTACCTCCTCGACAGCGTGAGTGATCTGTCCCGCTTCGACATCCGCCTGTGGCGGCTGTCGTCCGAGGACGTGTCCGAACTGATCGCTTTTGCTATCAAACAAGAGGACCAACTAGGCCGCTTCCGGTTGCCCACTACAGTAGCGATACCACAACCCTGGCCCAAATTCGCCAACGAGGTGTAATATGTACCACTACCATATCCATGGTGCGCTCAGCGCACCCCACAACATGTACTGGGTGTGCATGACGAGCATCCGTCTCGCCGCCTACAAATACGAGCGTGACCAAAGGAACACCCTCGTCGAGTTTAACAAGGCGGCTGACGCGGTGATGGACAAATACGTCGACGACTTCCTCAAATGGTCGCTCATGGTCGACCCGCGCCCGACGGCAAGCGCATCGTCTTCGTCGACACTGGACCGACACGACGGATAAATTTCCTCGACGAACTGGAGGACTTCGAGGACGAAGAGTAATATACCACTAGCTAGTGAGACGACAACCCAATAAGGAAGGATATGTTATGAACATCCTGATGTTACAGAAAGCCCTCGTCGCCACCCACGTCGAGGCGCTGACCAACGACTACCGCGCCAACTGCCTCTTGATGAGGGGCGGTCCCGGTATTGGTAAATCCCAGGGTATTATGCAGTCGGTGGAAATGTTAGCCCGCATCGTCGACGAACCCTGCGGGTTGGTAATTTGCATGTTGGCAAATTACTCGTCGGTAGATCTCATGGGGTTCATGTTACCCCACTACGACACCAACACAAAGGAACTCCAGACTATCTTCTCGACGCCGATGTGGTACCCCACCAACAAGAATACCATGGTGTTTGATCCTCATGCCGAGGATACCCTCACGGGCGAGCCGACCGGGCGGTGGTTTACCCCTCGACAGTGGGAAGCGTTGGGTCGGGAGCCGCCACGTTATGGTGTGGTGTTCGTCGACGAGTGGTCGCAAACCGACGAGGACGTTCAGAAGCCCACGGCGGAACTCATCCTCAATGCCAGGGTGGGTGATCGTGAACTGGAGCCGGGCTGGCGTGTCCTGACCGCCGGTAACCGCCTGTCGGACAGAGCAGGCGCGGTGCGTGAGTTGAGCCACATCATCAACCGTCGCTGCCTCATCAACGTCGACGGCGAGATGGACAGTTGGGTGAAGTGGGCCGAGCGGCAGTCGGGTCGACTGCGCCCACATTATATGACCATCAACTTCGTGCGCTCACATGCCGACGCGGTGTTCCAGCCTAGCGTTCCTGATGGCAACAAGGAATACTGCACTGCCCGTAGTCTGTGTAAGATGGACATGGACCTGCGCGCTCTGCGTACCGGTGAGGAGAAGCTGCGTGACGTGATGCCGACGTCCGACATGGCGCGTGAGTTCTGTACGGGTTGGATCGGCGAGGGGGCCGCGTCACAATATTTCACCCATCTTAAATATTACGAGCGGATACCCGAGATCGAGGACATCGTGAAAGACCCGTCGAGTGCCAAACTCCCACCGGAGAAGGACGCGCAGATGGTGACGGCCTACAAGTTGGCGCACCACGTCACCACCGAGACGTGCGAGCCTATCTTTCACTATATGAAGCGGCTGCACAAGGAGATGCAGATCGCCACGGTTACCGCCACGCTGGGTGACCGGGTGAAAGCCCTGGCCCTGCGTAACTCCAAGAACTGGGGTCCGTGGATCATCGAGAACGGTGAACTGTTGATGGCGGCGAAGGCTTAACCCTAACCCCTCGACAACCCGGCGGCGCAGTGCCGCCGGGTTTACCTTGCAGCCCACTAGCTAGTGGCTGCGTTGTTAATAGAAAGCAACGACCATGAATGACATCACCATGAATACCGATCCTTCGATAAACTCAGGACAGGCTATCCTCGACGCCGTAAGGGATAGTGCGATACTGGCAACCCTGTCGATGGGCATGTGGACCGGCATCAAGACCGACCGCGAGCGGGTTGCCGAGCTAAAGGCCCAGCACGGCGCAGCGGGCGACGTGGGGCGCTTTACCAAAAATCTCCTAGCTGGGGCCGACGGCCCGCTTAAGGTGGCCCACAGCGCCTACAGAGCGGTTAGAACCCTACACTACAGACTAACCATCGCCTGGGGGTCACCGGAGCAGGGCTTGCTCTCTACCCTCGCAGTGGAAAGCTACCTGACCCAGATGGCCGAAGCTCGCAACGTCGCCATGAAAGCCAAGGAGGAGTTCCTCTACGTCTACCCGTCGTGCATTCCCACCGCCCAGAGTAACCTCGGCACCATGAGCGATGCCGTGTACCCCACGGTCGACGAAGTGCGGGCGGCTTTCTATATCAACATCGACTTCGAACCCATCGCCGACCGCAACGCAGGCAGCTTTAAGAAACTGGGCGGGATCTGGGGTCCGAAGTTTATCGCCGCGATGGACGCCAAGCACAACCAGAAGGCGCTGGCTTCGCAGCGTGCCATGTGGGACAGGGTTAAACAACCTGTGGATAAGCTGATCAAGGATCTGACCGAACTCAACAACGACGAGAACAAGAAATTCTACGAGAGTTCGATCCAGCATGTGCGCGATCTGTTGGTCCTGCTGCCGGGGTGGAACATGGCTAACGACCCGCGCGTCGCCGAGATCATGAACGACCTCGACAACATGATAGCTAGCCTCGACCACAAGACTGCCAAGACCTCGCCTTCTGTAAGGGCGACGACCATCGCTGCCGGTCAGACCATCATGGACCGGCTCAACCAGATTGCCCCCACTATCTAGTGATGTCGGTCAGGTGGAGTTGGGTGGAAAGGAGGTTAGTGCCAGTGTCTAATTTACCTACCGCTTTCGACCCGATAGACCGACTAACACCCGACTTCTTCGCTATCGCGCAGTCGAAGATTTATGGTGTCTACTTCGAACAGCGGTTCGTTAAGCCGGCGTGGTATGTGGTCCACGTCGTCGTGTCACCTGATCAACTGATCAGGTCGCCAAAAGCGAATCCGCTGGTGTGTAAATCGACGGACCCGGATATTAAATCCCGGTTCCGGCATCCGTCGGGTCGGCTGTATTACTACGAAGAAGCAGTGCAGGTAATCAACGAACTTAACCACCGCTATAAAATATCCAGGCTTGCTGCGACACAACAAGTAGGAGGAATGAGTAAGTTCGTTCACAGAGTAGCGATAGCTACATTAGGTATCGAGACAACAACCGTAGAGGAGTGAAGCATGGGCCTATTTATTGTGTCTATACCCGCTGCTATCTTCGGGTATTTCTGGATGCGCGCGGGTTATCACATGGCACAGGAAGCTATATCAGGCCATGACAGCATCGAGTGGGAAAATAATAACCTATTCGAAGGTATCGTTGGCTTGATCTGCCTTCTGTTCTTTGGAGGTATGATGTTATCAGGGGCAACTTGCATGTTTATGCCGGTGTTAGTTCTTATGGGGTACAAATAATGAACCACAGATACATACCTAGTCGACTTATCAAATACAGCGATATGGGTGACTATCGTTGGCGATACTGTGAGGCTCCGCGTTGCCTCGCCGCTCAGATGGGCGGTGTGCCTATCAGCGAGCACGAGTTCGGCGTGATCGAAACCAACAGGTTCATGTTGGAGACTGCCGTCGAGAAGGCGGGCCTGCGTCGATGGACCGCTGATAAGCCAGCCGAGCTAGCGTTGATCGAGGCGCTGCCTCGTGTCATTAAGGAGGACGATGATGACCGATAAGTGGGAACGAGTCGGCGACGTAGAGAGCAACACATGGCGGCTGTCGATACCCGGCGGCTGGCTTTACTCCGCAGCCGGTAGTGCCGCTATGGCTATGGTGTTCGTGCCGCTGTCGGAGGTGGTGAAGGATCACCGGTATTCGTTGGAGGAACGGGATGCTGTATAGTGTCACCTGGACCGCTTTCGGTGCAGTGTATATCGAGGCGGCGTCACCCGAAGAAGCCCACAAAGAGGCCGAGCTGATGACCATCTCCGAGTTGCGCGACGCCAGCTACGCCGTCGAGCGGGAGATCGATCTCTTTGTCGAAGAAATAAAAAATAACCACTAGCTAGTGAGAAGGAACAACAACCATGGATAGGTTACCAACAAAGGCAACGCTCACCCCCAAGCAAGAGCGTACCCTGGAGCTTGCGAGAATAGGGGCGATGTCGCAGGCCGGGTTTTACTCCCACTTCTACTACAACACCATGATCGACTACCCCACCTTCGACATCGACACCCTCGCCACCGATGGGCGGCGGGTGTTCATCAACCCTGATTACTTCTCCAGCCTGGAGCCTGGGGAAACCATCTTCGCCCTCGTGCACGAGATCGTCCACGCCGTCGACCGCCACCCGTCGAGGCAGAAATTCTACCTCAACCAAGGTCATCTCCGACAACTGCCGTTCACCGTCGGTTACGGCACCAACTTGTTTAACCAGTGCGGTGACTACGTGATCAATGCCCAGCTTATCGAGGACAAGGTCGGGCAGATCAACCCGACGTGGCTGTATGACCCGCGCATCACGGGCGCTGACCTCCTCGAAGACGTCTTCGTCAGGAAATACAAGCAGGGTGGAGGGCAGGGTGGCAACCAAGGGCAACAACCGCAGGGCCAGCCGGGCCAAGGTGGGACGGGGCCAGGGAACGCGCCCGGCCCCGGGAGTTCAACAAAAGAGAAGCTGGAACCGGGGCCGGTGGGTAACCCAACCAAAACCGCAGCCGACGCTCGTATACGTGGGCGCGACGACAAGAAGGCACAGCAGCAGGAAGGCCGGTTCGACCAGTGTGTGACGCCATTCCGCGATCCGGTGACCGGGGCCGAGGATGTGCTGAGCGAGGGTGACTACAAAGAGGCGATACAGAAGGCATACACCCAGGCTAAATCGATGGGCAAGGTGCCCGGCTCGGTCGAGCGCAAGGTGGCCGAGATCATGAACCCGCAGATCGACTGGCGCGAACACATCCCCCAACTCATCATGAGTAAGGTCGGTCGACGCCACGAGACGTGGCAGTCTCCTAACCGCAGGCGACTAGTGTTAAATCCCAAGATCATCCTGCCCGGCGTCACCCGCTACGGTGCCAAGCAGGTGGTGGTAGGATTTGACTGTTCGGGTAGTATCAGTCAGTTGGAGTACGACGCCTTCTTCGCCGAGGTCGGCGGTGTGATGACACTTGTCAAGCCGCGCGAGATCGTCGTAATGTGGTGCGACACCTACATCAGGCGGGTCGAGCGGGTAAGAAGTCTATCCGACATCGAGCATATCAGATTACAAAAGGCACCGGGTGGTGGCGGTTCTGATATGAGGCCCATCTTTGAACAGATCAGGAAGGACGAACTGCGACCGGAAGTACTTATAGTACTAACGGATCTCGAAGTTATCGAGCCGTCGAGTGCGCCGCCTTACCCGACGATCTGGTGTTCGACGACGACGAAAGTCGGTAGCTTTGGTGACACCGTGCACCTTAAGCTGTAATCCCCAGCCCCTCCCAGTGGCGCTAGGGTATCCGCTGTCGACTCGGCGGCTAGAGCTAGCATCTCCACGGGAGGGGCCGACCAGTCGATGGGAAAAGGCCGACCGGTAATTAATAATACAAGGAAACACAACCAATGCCAAACCAACAATACCGAGCGATCAGCGATCTGGGTTTTCAGGTCGATCACTTCCTCGAAAACTACGTCAAGGACGCCGAGGCTGAGTTCCCGCTCAATCACGACACGATCCAGCGCATGGTCGTCAAGCCCGAGACGCTGGCCTTGATCCATACCCTGATCCACGACCACAAATACACCGACATCGACGCTTATGGCGAGGTATACTTTGGGTTGCCGGATCACCCGAGTATCCAACGCTCACCCCAACTGCACGCCAACGCGGCGGGAACGCAGAGGTTCTACCTACCTTACGGTTATCGCAACACCAGTGGGCAAGGACATCGACAGCAACAGGTTACCCGCAAACAGGCAGCATTGATCGGCAGCTTCGACGTCCTCGACGAGACGCAACTTGTCAAACTGGTGGCATGGGTCGAGAAGGCGGTGCTGGCGCGGCGGATATTTAATTTGGTATCTAAAGTTACCAAAGATTATCTGATGTCCTGCCAGCCGTCGCTGTGGCACGTTATGATCCAGATGCCTACCATCAAGCTGGCTTTCAACGCGCAGACCAGGGCGTGGTCCAACGACAGCCCTCGTCGGCCGCAGCATTATGCGTGGGATAGCGAGATGAGGTTCTCGTCGTGGAAAACCCTCAACGAGAAATACTTCGAGCTGACGCAACGCGTGATGTTAGAGACGAGCTTACTCAAGGACGTCAAGAACCCACGGGTGCGGGTGTATAACTGGGTCAAGCTGGGGGATGAGATGGTCTAAGGTGCACGCGTAGTTAAGGGGGGTATTAGTTCTACAACACCCTCCCCATATAGCGCAGCCTACCGGCTGTGTCTCACTTACAGTTTCGACCACTAGCTAGTGGAGAAGTTATGACTAAAGAAGAGCGAGACACTGAGATCAAACGCTTATGGGAAACCACCGATACCTCGATGACCCAAATTGCTCTGCAATTTGGGATGACCCGAGGTCAGGTCGGCGGCATGATCCGCCGTGGCGGCTGGGTGTCGTTCGTCAAAGGCATGGGTGGGGTACCTAAAGGCATCCCTAAGCCCCGCCGGGTACCGGGGGTGCCTAAACCTAAGCGCAAGCGGGCTTACGTACCCAAGCCGCGTGCGCGTACCTATAAGCCCAGAGGCGGCGAGCCGAGGACACTGTTCGATAGGTGTCAGGCACTGCACGATACGCTGGACGCGGTGCTGCGGGATAACCCGGTGCGCCACATGCCTTCGCCAACCGGGAGGTCGACGGGATGAGACGCTGGTTCGGTCTACGTTGTTGGTTGCGCTTGTGTCCATTTCGACCGGACCGAGGCGGCGCACATTGTGACTTTGGCTGCGGTCGGAGGGTAGATAGATGACCGATACCCCGATCATCGATGCCGCACTTGCCGCCGCTAATCATCATCACGTTTTTCGTGATGTTGTGATCTCGGTTATGCGCGCCGCGCTGCCGTGGGATCTGCCGGTCGAGCGACTGGAGGTGATGGTGGTGGGGTTGTTGGAGGTTATTGATTATCCTGAGCAGGATGGGCCGCCGACATTATTAGAGATGCGGCAGAATATCCTCGCCGCCTACCGGGCCGACCCGATCATGCGCGAACTCTATCCGGAGAAATACTAATGCCTTATCGATATCTTACGATGCCTTACCAATATCTCACGACAGGCGAGATTGGCCGAATCCAAACGATGGCAATGAACGGCATGACAATCACGGCGACGGCCAAGGCGGTCGGCCGCAACCGCAACACGATCTACCAGCACTGGCGGGCTGCGCGAGAAGCGGTATCGGTGTCACCCGTTGCCGAGTGGGGCGAGCGGGCTTTGCGGGCACGCTGGTTAAAGATCCTGCCCGAGCTACGTGCTAACCTACGACGCGAAGTCGAGGAGATCTGTCGTGAATGACGAAGAGATTAACGAGATCCTTTCCGGCCCCGGCTACTGCACAGGGTGTAAGAAGGTTGTCGACCAACTGGGGATGGTTCAGTTCCGGGGCAGGGATAACGACCCGGAGCATGCCCATATCCCAGGGCGCATAGGTTTTTGTTTCGACTGCGCCGTTGCCCTCTTTGGCAGGAAGGTACACTGATGATCGTCACCCTGGATTTCGAGACGACGTATGACAAGGCGTACAGCCTTACCAAAATGACCACCGCCGAGTACATCCTTGACCACCGCTACGAAACCATCATGCTGTCGATGTTGATGGAGGGTGACACTCAGACATCGATCTACTTTGGACACGATCAGATCGCGGCGGCGCTGGCTAAACTAAACTGGGAGGAGGTCGACGCGCTATCCCACAACGCCATCTTCGACATGAGTATTCTAGGCTGGCGCTTTGGCTTCTACCCCCGGCGCTACCTCTGCACTTTGTCGATGGCGCGGGCTACCACTCACTGGGAGATAGGTTCCTCGTCGCTGGCTGCGCTGTCCAAACACCACGAGCTGCCCGCCAAGGGAGACGCGGTGGTCAAAGCTCTAGGCAAGCGCCTCGCCAACTTCACCCGCGACGAGCTTCACCATTATGCATTATATTGTATAAGAGATACCCTCAACTGCAAGGCGCTGTACGATCTCATGGTCCCGGCGTTTACCGAGAGCGAGCTGACACTCATAGATCTCGTCGTCCGCATGCACGTTCAGCCCCAGGTCAAGCTCAACCCGCATGTGCTGGCCGAGCATCTGGCACAGGTGCAAGCCGAGAAGGAAGCGGTGTTTGCTCAGGTATCGACCTATGACAAGTCGGTGTTCAGTTCGCAGCCGCAATTCCAGGCGCTGCTGGAACAGCACAACGTCGAGGTGCCGCTGAAGAAATCCCCGTCGACAGGGGAGATGATCCCTGCCCTATCCAAGAATGACCGTGCCTTCAAGGAGATGTGCGCCGACGCCTCTCTGCCGGTGTTTATCCAGGCGCTGTTGGCTGCGCGTGTCGGGGCTAAGTCCACTCTCGATGAGAGCCGGGCCAAACGCCTGCTCGATTTGTCGATGAATCAATGGCCCGACGGTGACACTGCGTGGGCACCCATACCGCTGAAGTACAGCGGTGCTAGAACCCATCGTCTATCGGGCGACGACCAGATGAACTGGCAGAACATCCGCCGTGGGTCGCGCATTAAGGATGCGGTCGAAGCCCCGCCGGGTATGCGTATAGTACATAGAGATTCATCCCAGATCGAGGCGCGGATGGTGGCTCACCTATCTGGTTGTCGGGAACTACTCGACGCTTTCAGTGAGGGGCGCGATGTCTACTGCGAGTTTGCTAATGGTATCTACAACCGAGAGATAACCAAAGCCGACAAGATGGAACGCTTCGTCGGCAAGACCGCAATCCTTGGTCTGGGCTACGGCTGCGGTCCCGACAAGTTTAGGCACATGTGCTTCATTGGTAACGGTGGCATTGCGGTTAACCTAATACTCGAAGAGGCAGCAGGTATTGTTAACAAATACCGCACGCGTTATCCTCAGATCAAGGGACTATGGGGTCGAGGGCAGGTTATCCTCGACGAGCTTATCAGACTGGCTGGTCGGCCCCACTATCTAGTGGGGTTCGATCAACATATCCTCGCCGGCTTGCCTGTCCGACTAACCGCTGAACGGGTCTGGCTCCCCTCCGATCTGAGTCTGACCTATCCCGATCTGCGATGGGACAGTAACGAGCAGGGTAAACAGGAGATGACATACAGAGGAACATATAACGGAGGACGTGTTAGGATTTACGGTGCTAAGTTTATAGAGAACTTATCACAGGCGTTGGCAAGGATCGTGGTTACCGATATTGCAGTGAGAGTTTACAACGACACGGGATATCATCCATGCTTGTCGACGCACGACTCGCTTGATTATGTGGTCCCAGAAAAAGATGCAAGCGAGTGGAATAATTATCTTGACCGGGAGTTCTCGACTGTGCCATTATGGGCACCGGGTCTTCCTTTGTCTTCCGAAGGAGGGTGGGGTCGGACCCTAGCACTGGCTGAGCAGGCAGCTAACGAATAGAATTACCACGGCTTAGCTGGTCACGACAAAACTGGTCACGACAAGACGAAGCTAGGCACGGCCTGATGAGGTGAAGACACGACGATACGTGACAAGGCAAGGGTTTATAAATTTACCCTGGCGCAGCGAGGTGAAGCGTAGCGGGACTCGACGGAGCAAAGCGCAGCATGGCGAGGCGAGGTTTACGAGATTAACATGGCGCGGCATCAAGCAACCCGTCACAACGTGGCCCGGCACGACTCGACTTTGCTTGGCGCTGCTGGGCATGGCACGTTGAGGCACTGCACGACGAGGCGAGGTTTATGGGATTACCCAGGCCCGGCATAGCATGACTTAGCAAGTCATCGCGTGGCTTAGCTCGACGGGGCGGGTCCGGTCACAACGAGGCAAGGCGAGGATTATTTTGAGGTTATTACCCCGGCACGGCACGACACGACAGCACCTGACTAGACGGAGCAACACATAGCTTGGCGTTGCCAGACGGAACTGAACTTGACTGGACCAGACGGCGCAGGACAAGGCATGGATTATTTTTGTTATAACAACATGGCGAGGAGGGACGGGACGTAGCTGAACGCGGTAAGTCAAAACCTAACGAAACTGAACAAGACCAAACGTGGCGAAGAGAGGTTTGGCATAACCCAGCGAGACTAGACAGAACATGGCTTAGTATGACGAGGCAAGGAATACTAACTACTAGCTAGTGACAAGGATAACAACCCAATGAAAACCGTAATAGCAATCGTTGAAGGGGTATCTCCTTATAGCCAAGGTCGTCCATATGAAGTTGAAAAACTTCAGGGAGAAGGTTATGAGGATTACGAACAAAGAACATGGCGCGAGCGGCTTCACGTCGACTCCAACAAGATGGTGTTCATCCCACCGATGGCCTACAAGAATGCGCTGGCAGAGGCGGCGAAGTTTCTTTCTATCAGGATACCCGGCGGTAAGAGTGCGACGTACACCAAGCACTTCGAGGCGGGTGTGCTGGCGGTCGAACCGGCGTCGTTGAACATCAACGTCGCCGATGTAAAGAGCGAGAGACTATTCGTACCCTCTGATGGTCGGCCGGGTGGCGGCTCGCGGGTCTACAAGATCTTCCCCCTAATCCAGCCGGGGTGGAAGGCCGAGTTCAAGTTCATCATCCTCGACGAGACGGTACTACAGACGTCGGTAACCGATCCAACCAAGTCGGTCTTTGAGTTTGTACTCATGCGGACCGGGCAGTTCATTGGTATTGGTAGGTTCCGGCCGAAGAACAGAGGTTATTATGGTAGATTTAAAATTGAAGAGCTTGTTATAGTAGATGAGGACTAAACTACTAACCTAATTCCACGGCAACGCAAAGCCGAACGGGACTAGGCTAGACGGAACCGCGCTTAGTAAGGCAAGGCATGGCAAGGTTATAACTTTGTCCTTATTAACGCG